ATACAAAAGCGGAACCGTTTTTGCAACGTTTTTTGTTTTTAAGGAAAGCAGGCTGAAAAGTAAAGCATTAAATGCAACAAATTTTCGGCTTGATTTTTGTGGATTTTGTCATAAAGCAAACAGACCGTCAAGCCTGCCCCGCCTGCAGCCTCTCTCTATTGTTCAATTTCACCAACATTCCATCTCTCTGTTTGTGCGTTCTTGCCTTATGCCGTCAGCCCTAGCTTCCGCAGGCACTCCCTGAACGCTGTTCCTGCACTCTTGTAGCCCAGTATCTTCCGTGGGTAGCTGTTGATCCAGCTTTCTGTTGCCGCGATCTCTTCCGGCGTGACTTTTGAGAAGTCCGTTCCCTTCGGATGCCTGCGGCGGATCATGCCGTTGACGTTCTCATTGCTCCCGCGTTCCCAAGAGGAATACGGGTGGCAGTAGTAGACCTTCGTCCGTTTCCCATCCTTGATGCAGGACTGTTCCAGCTGATCCGTCAGCGCAAACTCGCTGCCATTGTCTACCGTGATGCTCTTGTAGATGATGCCGAATTTCTCTGCGCCCAGCTTCCGTTCCAGTGCATTGATGGCCTGCACTGTCGTTTCGGCGCGGCGGTTCGGAACCAATATAATATTCTCGTTCCTAGTCTTACGTTCCGTCAGCACCAGCAATGCCACAGTGCTTTTCTTCTGACCTGAGTATACGGTATCCATCTCCCAGTGTCCAAATTCTTCCCGGTTCTTCACTTCCTCCGGTCTGTTCTCGATGCTTTCACCCGCCGGTGCGCGGGCTGGCGCTTTCGTTTTCACTTTTTTGTAGTCGTTCTTATGCACGCCCCGCCTCGGCAATGTTTGTTGCGTTACATTCAGGAAAACGCCCTTTTTGATGTAACTATATATAGTAGGCACCGAAATGTGCGTCTTGAACGTCTTGCCTTCTTCCTGTGCGTATCCATACACCGCTGCCGGGGAGCAGTCCTTATCTATAATAGTTCGCTCAATGTAGGCGGCAAGCTCATGGTCTTTGCCGATTTTCAGGTTTGGACCCTTTTCCCGCAGGTGCGCTTGGTATTTCTGCTCTGCAATGTCCGGGCTGTATGTCGATATCAATTCCCATGTCGTGCCGTTCAGCCTGTCATAGCTGCCCCTTTTCAGTTCCCGGTACACCGTGGACGGGTCCACCCTCAATTTTTCTGCGATCTCTCGCGTCCTCATTCCCTCCTTCTTCCACTTTTCAATGCGGATTCTGTCCGTAAACGTCAAATGCTTGAACACTCTCACATTGTTTTCCTCCTTTCTGCTATTGCGTTTCTTTTCGTATCAATCATAAAATATACGGTACACCGTTGTCAATTTGCAAACTTTCCACACTTTGCACAGTTCCCTTGTGCAAAACTGCCATATAAACAAAAAATCCCCCACCAGCGGCCCGATAAAGGCTGCCGGTGGGGGATTTCACGTTACTTTGGCAGGAAGCTGAGTACCCGCCCGACATACGCTCCGATTGCGGCGGCTGCTACCGTCCACCACAGTTTGTTTCCGAGCGCTCCGGGGGCCTTTTCAAGCGCTGCCAGCCTAGCATCTTGCGACTTGTTCTGTGCAGTCACAATTTCAAGGCTCTTGTTGGTCGATTCGAGTTGTTGGATCGTCAGCTTGATGTTCGTGTTCATGCCGTTCACAGCATCCGTCAGCCTTTCAAGGTCATCCAGACGATGGGTGTTGCTTTTGCTCCGGCTTTCAACATCAGTCAGACGATGTTCCAGCTCTTCATCCGTCATTTTTTCCCGTCCTCCCCAAAGTGTGCTACGGTAGTTGTGGCAGCATTCTTCTTTTCCATGTAGGCTGCCAGCTTTTTCTTGCTGAATTTGAACACAACTTCCACGATCCAGTCAAGCGTGCGCTCGTTGATTGCCCAGTCCAGCCAGTCCGGCGTAAAGCCGCGCAGGGTCGCAATGACCTGCTTCTTCTTTTCTTCGCCCATCTTGCTGCCCACGATGTTCGTTTCTGCCCACTCGATCCACTTATAGACCGTCTTGGCAATGACCACGCCGTAGCCCAGGCGTACCGCAAACAGCGCGGTGACGATCATGCCCACGACCATGAAGATGAACGACAACCATGTAGGGAATGCCATAAGGAAAGATTTCATGATTTCCATAACGATACCTCCGCTCGTTTCTGCTTACAGCGTCCAGCGGCTCTTTGCTTCGCGCACATCAACGTGCACCCAGCCCGCCGGACGGCCTTTCTTTACCGGGTAGCGTCCGATGCCGCCGGTGTTCTTCAGCAGCGTTTCCGCATAATCAGCCACATCTTCCACACTTACGCCCTGCACGCGGATGTCAGCAGCCTTGCCGTAGCAATGCTGGCTGTATGTAGCGCCCTTGACGTTCTTGTTGTGGGCGGCTGTGCGGAATGCGCTGGTGATGGTCAGCGGCTTCCCGAAATGGTCACGGATCTGCTGCAACAGCTTTACAAGATCCATGTCCACAAACACCGGGTCGCTGCCATCCTTACACCGGAACTCCTTCACGCTGAAGTTCTTGCTCAATGCCTTACTCCCGTCCTTCGCATAGGAATATGCTTTGATTGCCATTGTTCTGCTCGCCTCTTTCTTTTTTGATGATATAGAATTTCCCGTATGTCTGGTTCAGCTTGTGTTTCAGCGCCATGCACTCGCAATGGCTCAGAACGCCGCGGTAGCTGCCAATAGTGCGCTCCACGCTCTCGGCTGTGATCTCGTTCGCCTCATACTGTGCCAGCACCTGTGAAAGCCGCAGCTTGATGCCGCGTATCGTGGTGTGACGCAGGCGGCGGTGTGTCGGCCACACCCTCACGCCCACAAATTCCACGCCCTGTTTCAATGGCTGGATGCTGGTTTTATGGTTCAGAGCAAGATTCAGCTCCCTGCGCAGAAATGCGGCGATTTCGTCCCGGATGTGTGCAAGTTCCTGCTTGTCGTGCCCGATGATGATAATGTCGTCCATGTACCGGATGTACCAGTGGATGTGCAGCGTATGCTTCACATACTGGTCCAGAACATCGAGGTAGATATTGGCAACCATCTGGCTGGTCAGGTTTCCGATTGGAACGCCGGTGTCCTCTAACCGGCACTCTGGCGGCACTTCGTCCGCGCTCATTCCCTCCGGCAGCCCAAACTTCGTCTGGTCACTGTGCAGGATCACGCGGAACAGCCACATCATGCGCGGGTCTGCGATCTTCCTGTTCAGGATCTTCAGCAGTATCTCGTGGTCTATCCGGTAGAAATACTTTGAAACGTCCAGTTTCAGCGTATAGGCCGGGCCGCCTCGGTCTGCCTGCCGCATCCAGTATTGCAGTTGATCCAGCGCCGCGTGCGCCCCTTTGCCCTTGCGGCACGCATAGCTGTCCGAAATAAAGCCTTTATCGAATATGGGAAATACAACTTGGTAGATACCCCACTGCACAACGCGGTCAGGGTAGTGCAGCGCCATAGCCATGCGCAGCACAGGCCGCCGGATCCAGAAGATCCGGTACGACCCCACCTTATAGGTCTGCTTGACCAGACGGTTTCCCAGAATGATGCAGTATTCTGCTTTGCGCTGCTCAAAGATCAGCACTTCATCCCGGTGCTTCTTGCCCTTGCTGGCGTGGTAGTGCGCCAGCATCAGGTTGTCGAAAGCTACCACCTGGACAAAGATGTTTTTGTATGTTTTCATTCACAGCCTTCCGCACCCGTGGCATATACGGCCACTCCCCACCATTCACCGGGCGGTGGGATATTCCGGCCATTCTCCCCGGTATACTGTCTGCCTTGATGCGAATACAAATTTTTCGTGCAGCGCTCCCCGGCGCTGCCGACGGATCCTGACCCCTTTTGCCCGCGTAATCCAGCCCATCTTTTCAGGCAAGCTGTGATTCATCTGGCGGGGAAAAGCGGAACGCCGCCCAATGTTGCCGTTGGCGTTGGAACGCACATTGTTCAGGTTCAGCTTGAACACGCCCGCGTTGGAAGTGTTGTTCCAGCTGCCGCCCCGGATCGGGATGCGTAAATGATGGTCAGGCCCCGGTTATGCAAAAAGGCAAGCAGCCCTATTTGGACTGCTTGCCCTCCACATACTTCATGTAATTGCCGATCATTCCGCCGATTGCCCCGGTATATTTGCTCCATGTTGCGTATTGGTGCATCGTGATGCAGGTGACAGGCTGCGGCGTGGCTTCCGGCGCTTGGCCGTCCGCCCGCTTCTTGCGCTTTTTCTTCGGTTCCGTACCCTGCGGGTACAGTCTGGGGTTCGCCGCCTCGTCAAGATAATCCCGCAGATCCAGCAGCAGGGTATCGAACTCACGCAAGGTGTCGCGCTTGTAGTATTTCTTCTGGATCACGTTGCACAGGTGCAGCATATCGTACATCGTTTCCCGGATACGCTTTGCAAGGCCGTATTTTTCCACTCTCGGAAACTGCACCAGTATGGGGCTTCCGTAGTTTATCATGGCCTTCACCGCTTCTTTCAGGCGGTAGCCTCCGTTTGGTGTGTTCATCTGCTGCAGCTTTTCGTTTTCAATACTGTTCATGTCATTTTCCCAGGCTCTGCAAAATATAGGGGCGGCTATCGCCGCCCCATCGGTTTACTGTCGGTCGGTTTGCGGTTTGCCCCTCTTATCAGAGGGAACCCACAAAAGCGGAACGCCGCCCAACGTCGCCGTAGGCGTTGGAACGCACATTGCTCAGGCTCAGCTCGAACACGCCCGCGCCGGAAGTGCTGTGCCAGCCGCCGCCCCGGAGCGGGATGCGCTCGCCCTTGTTGATGGCCCACAGATCATCGCCGCCGTAGTCACCGTTCGGCTCCTGCGGGTACACGCCGATGCCGTAGAGGATCTGCGGCACAGCGGACAGGGTGGTAGCCAGAGAGGTGAAGCCGGTGCCGTGACCGTCCTCGCTCTGCCCGGTCAGCGCATCAGTGACAAAGGTCCACTTGTTGCTGCGCCAGTCCAGCTTGATGGTGCCGGAGGAACCGGGTGCCACGAGGCTGCCGTCTGCGGCAATAGCTTTCCACAGGCTGCTTGCTGCGGACAGGTCTGCCGTGGCCAGTGCGGCATCATTGTGCTGGATGATCTGGATCTCGCCGTCCATCAGGCGCAGGCCGGTGGCCCACTCCCACGCATTGCCGTTCAGGTCTGCAATGCCGGTCAGATCGTTGTTGTGGTTCCAGCTCACCGGGCCAGAGCCGGTCAGGGTCATGTTCACTTTGCCGCTGCTGTCGTAGTTGGCCGGGGTGCCCTTCTCCCATGCGTGTGCATGGTCAGCGCCGTAGTTGTTGTTGCCGCGGGGCATAAAGCCGTTGGCGCGGCACCACAGCTGGATAGCCGCATACATGGCATTGGTAGCCAGCGTCCAGCCCTCACCCTTGCTGCGGCTCTGGCTCACCGCAGTATCAAAGTTCACGTTGACCGCCGGGGTCTGCATGGGCAGGCTGCAGGGTACGCCGTTCACTAGCGTATCGTGATACTTGCCGATGCAGAAGTAGGGCTTCTCCACGCCGTCCAGCTTGAATGCGGGCAGCACGGTATCATCACCCACGCCCACGTCCTTGTAGGTCAGCTTGTTGATGGGCACCACCACAGACGGCAGGCCGAACTTGTCCAGCAGGACGGTGTTCTTGCCGCCAGAGATACCCTCAATGGCAGCCTTGAAGTCAGCAAAATTAGTCATAGTTCTTTGCTCCTTTCACTTAGTCGATAGACCACAGGGTCAGCGTGCAGCGGGAAATGTCGAACTTCACAGGCACCTTCGTGGTCTGCTCCACTTCGCCATCGCCGCCCATGGCGGGCACCTTCTCCACCTTCTCGGTGTAAGCGCGGGCGGGAATGTCGATCTGTGCCGCATAGGACAGATCGTTGTTCTTGCCAATGGAGGTAGCCAGTGCGCCATCCCAGTTGCGCACAACGTCAATGTGCACAGGCTCGTCCTTCTCATACTTGGCGAGGTTCACCATGATCTCGTCATCGCCCAGGAACAGCTTGGTGCCCACCACTTCATAGTTCAGCTTGGTGCCTTCGTTTTTCTCGATCACCTGAATCATAACTTAATACCCTCCGTTCATGTGGTTATCGCGGCAGATCTCGCGGGTCTTTGCAGCGATCATCTCTGCCTGCTCCCGCTGTTCTGCGCTGATGTTGCCCCGGCAGCCGAAACTTTCCGCCACCTGGGCTTCGTATGCGATGCGTTCATCGCTTTTCACGATCACATTTGCCATAGTCCGCTCCTTACTCCCCGGTTGGGGCCACGCCGTCCTCATACTCCGGTGCGGGAATCATGCCGCCCTGGATCTCAACTTCCAGCGTCACTTCCTTGGCAACGCCGGTGTAAGCGATTTTGAAGCCGTTGAGCAGCTTGTCCGTGATGATGACGTTGCCTGCCGTGCCAGCCGGGTCGCCGTCAATCGCCACGCCGTTGGGCATCACAGCAGAAGCAACACGGGTCGCAATGATGTAATCAGTGTTGTTGCGGGGCTGCTTCAGGGCGATTGTTTTCTTGCTGTTGTTGGCCGGGTACTTCGCGGTGTTGTACAGATAGATGGTGTGCATCTCGCCGGTCATAGCCTCGATGTCGCGTCCATGCTCTTTCAGCACACGGGTAGCCTCGGCCTGCAGCAGGCTGTTTTCCAGAATGCCGCCCTCCATGTTGTTGAAGTTTGCGGCACTCTGCGAGGTGCCGGCTTTCAGCACCTCGCCGTCCACTCTCTCATGGGTAATGGAACCGTCGGAATTGTTCGTTTCCTTGAAACGGTTCACGAACTGGGTCACTCTGTCCACCCAGTTTTTGAAATTGTACATAGGGTGTCCTCCTTATCCCTTTGCGTTCCTCTGGTCAGCGGTCTTGTCCGCGCTGTTGAAGTTCAGCGCAACACGCAGGAGTGCGCCTTCATCGTCAGCCTCGAACTCGACCTGCTCATTGCCCACCAGTGTCTTGGTGTACATGACCTGCTTGCTGGTGTCCAGCAGCGCAACCTCCGTCACGGTGCTGCCGGTGGAATCGCCGGGCGGGATCGTCATGAAGAACGCCAGACGGCCATCCTTCAAAGTCTCCACGCTGTCGATGGGCACCGTCTTGTAAGTGCTGCCCGCCTTATAGCGGCCAAGCGCCACGCGGACTTTGGTGTAGTCCTTGTACAGACCCAGAGCGTAACTTGTCATTGCCATAGTCTTTTCACCTCCCTTCATTACTGCACAAACGGCTCTTCGCCGCTGCGCTTGCCCTTGAACTTGGTAACAGTGACCTCAACGTCCACGTCGAGTACCGGTTCATCCAGTACCGCCGGGATGCTGCTGGCACAGGTTTCTGTGCCCGCCATCGCTACTTCCATGTTGTGCACCTCCGTTTCCGTCTCAACTGTCACATCCGTATCGTAGATACCGGCTGTCGTCGTCCTGTCCGGGACAGTGCCAGCCGTTTCAACTTTGTACCTGGCAGACTGCTGCTCCGCTTCCACCGTAATGTCGGCTTCGCTCAGCGCTGCCTTGGTCGTGTTCTTCGGCCATGTGCCCGCCTGCAGGTTTTCGCTGGTGTAGGGCGTTTCCAACATCGCCGCGGTGCTTTCCGTTTCCACGTTCAGATCTGCATCCATGATTCCGGCATGGGTCGTCCGGTACGGGATCGTGCCCGCCGTTTCCACCCGGAACGCATTTGCGTTTCCTTCCGTTTCCACTTCAAGTTCTCCATCTGCAATGCCCGCATGGGTCGTTGTTCTCGGCCATGTGCCGGCATACATCGTCTCACTTGCATAGGGCACCCGGTAGACCAGCGAGGAAAACTCGCACTCTATCTCAATCCCTGCCTGCACTTGCAGGTAAAGGTTGTCCAGATGGGCGGTCATGCGTTTGTAGATGTTCACGCTTCGCCGGATTTCCCGGCGCTTTACCGGAATGAGTGCTCCGTCCACAGAGCAGATCATGCGGAAATGACCGGGTGTACCGCCGTAGTCGTACCACTGTTCTATCTCCGACCGGGGATAGATTGCGGATATTGCTTTCAGGGTCGCCCAGTCTGTGCCGTAGTAGCGCCGGACTTCCAGCGCCGTCTTGATGATGCTGCGCTTGGCTTCCAGCGGATAATTGGAATCGTACCAGTCCACCTTGAACTGCACGGCCAGCACATCCAGAATTTCTTCCGGCTGTGAATCAATCTGTGTGTAGATATGGATCAGCTCTGCCGCTTCCATTTCCCGCTGGTGCCGTTCGCGGTACACCTTATCCATGATGCGGACCCACGGTTCATCCGCAACCGCCGGGGGCAAGCCCTCAATCAGTCCGGTTCCCCACAGATCAGTCATCTTCGATACCTCCGTAGGTAATCTTTTTGCTGTTCAGCTTCGCCACCTGCGTTTCCGTCACCTTGGTGTCAACAGGCCCCGTCAGTTTCGGACGCTTTGCCCCGGCTTCCCGCACCCGCATGATAAGTTCCGCCGGGTCGATGTCTCTGCCGATCTTCCTCTGCCATGTTTCATACGCCTGCACCGCCTTTTCCACATTCTCCTGAATGGTCACGGCGTTCTTGGTATTGCTGGACGCGATGTAGTAGGTGAGGTTGATGTCATACGGCACTTCCTGTGGGGCATGGCAGAGCGCCAGATCGCCCATCGGCTTCTTTACCGTGGTGAAATAGCTCTCCATGCCCCGGCATTCTTCCTCTGTCGGCAGCCGCCCACCATCCATCAGGAAGTAGATGTGGATCGTGTATCCTTCCTCACAGATGATCTTGGTGCCGGATACGTCGGTGCGCCAGCTTTCCGCGAAATACTCATAGGCATCTGCCGGTCCCGCAATGGAGAAGATGGACGGTGCGTAGTGGATGCGCCGGGTGAACGAATCGTCCCCCTCTTCATCCGTACCGCCTGTGCTGGCAGAGGTGTTGCTTACAGAAGCCACATAGGGGATGGGGTCCACCAGCGTGTTGATCTCACCAATGAGGATTCCGTCACTCCCGCTGCCTGCTTCATCCGCCACGACCTCAACGTCCACCGTCAGCTGCCCCGCCGGGATCTCCGCATACTTCGTGGTCTTGAAATACTGCTTTTCGCCGGTACGCACCTGCGTCCCCTCCGGGATGCTGGTTGCGCTGGCTCTTGCGGCAGACAAAGTAAAACGCACGACTGCTGTTGCCTTGCCAGCTGCCATGCGTTCTACGCCCACCATAGGGGCCAGATTGTCCAGGTTCGGCCCGGTGCTTGTCGGCAGCAATTCTGCTTTCAGGCAAGCCGTGCTGAACTCTATTGTGTGGTGGGAACGGTGGGCCAGCACCAGCAGCACCATGCGGGCCTCTGCACACTGGGCCAGTGACACCGATCCGTCATACATTTCCTTGTTGTACTTTTCAAACAAGGCCCTGCAATCCGCTACCGCTTCTTCCAGGGTTTCCCCGCCATCAATATCAATGTCGGGGATGTTCTCAAATTCCGTGATTTTAGACAAGTTCGTACACCACCTTCGGGGTTACTACTCCGTGCAGTGCATCGCTTTCTACCCAGTCCACACGCACCACTCGTGCCCGCGGCTCAAAAGTGGCGGTCTTGTCCGTCACCTCTGCCACATACAGGCCCTTTGCCACCGCAAGCGGCTTGTCCAGGAACACGCTCGGATCTATGCCAAGCAAGCGGTCCCCTTCCAGGCTGCCCACGGGGGTGCAGTACAGCGTGCGGAGGCAGCGTGCAACGTCCTGCACTTCTTCCTGCGTTGCCCTGTCGTTGGACAGTTCAAGCATCGTACTGCTTATGTCGATCATGTGTACTCCTTTATGGTCAGGCTCACCATGCACTGCGTCAGCAGGCCATGTTTCAGCACAACGTTCCATGCCTCGCTTACATCGGTTACGCGAAAGCGGTTCTTGGAAACCGGCGCAAACCCAATAATCAGGTAATGCAGTTCTCCGCTTTCCACCATTTCTTCCAGTCGGCTCTTCATCCTGCTTGGATTTACGCCAAGACTGGAATCAAGCAGAATATCGAACGTGTACTCCCGCAGTTTCGGGTTAAGGAACTCTGGCTTTGCTTTGCCTTTCAGCACTTCATGCTCGGCCCAGTTTGCTTCAATCTTCCCCTTGAAGTTGGAGAGTGTGAGCACCCGCAGATGACCTACGGAAAAGATCACATCGCCAAAAACTCCTACGTACATTCCTGCACCTCCTTACAGCGGCGGAGTAGTCGGTTTTCCGAGGTTGCCGTTGTGCGTGTGCTTCACGAGCGACTTCCCGGAAACTGTCACATCCCCGCCGCCGCCCGTGATATTCACCGTGGCCGCGCTGGCCGTCAGCGTCGTTGCGCTCAGTTTCAACTCGCCAGATGCCTTGATCTCGATGCCCGCCGGGGATTCCACCTTCACGCTTCCGCTTTCGCTGATGGTCACGGTGGCGCTGCCGATCTTGATTTCCAGGCTCTTGGCTTTCAGGATCTTCTTCCCGTCCACAAAGTCCAGCAGTTCCTTTGCGTTTGCATCGAACTTCCGGTATGCCTTTCCATCCTCGTTGCTGTATTCCTTGCGGAATACCTTCTCCTTGCCCTCGACAGGTTTAATCTTCTCGTTCCAGATCGTGCCCAGAATCACAGCGTCCTCCGGGCTGTCTCCCGGATGCAGCACCACCACCAGATCGTCCACTTCCGGCATCCGATATTCCCGGTTTGAGAGCATCGGCACCATTTCCGTCACGGTATCGTCCCGGTCAGGGTACGTTACTTCGCACAGACCATTTTCGTAGTCAATAGAACTTACATTTCCAAGCCGCACTTCGCTGCTCATGTGAAATCCCCCTTTTCTACTTTGCTGGCCTTGACCTGCGTTTTGTAGCCGCCGGATGGCGAGATGACGTGTTCCAGCTGGTCGATGAAATACTTCCCGCCCATCTTGCCGTAACCTACTACGTTGATGCACTGGGCGGATGCTCCCGGCGCGTAGCCCGGAATGGTGAAGCTGATGGACGTTGCGCCGTGGTTGGCGTTCTTGATGGCCGCTATCAGCTTTGCCTTTGCGTCCGCCTCGCTGCTCACCTTGCCAGTTAGTTTCAGTTGACGTTCTTCCGTGCCGACCTTGACGTTGATGTTTATTTTTTTCTTCTTGTTGGTGTAGGTGTACACACCGCCGGTGTATGTCCCGGTCAGCTTTGTGCTCCACTTGAAGCTGCCCGGTTCGATGCACAGGGCGTTCGGTTTGAACGGCTGTGCCTCTTCGTACACCGTCCAGGCTGCCGGTTTCTCCTTGTATTTTTCCCGGTCATACACCCATAGTCTGTTGGAGTACACCTTGATGACCAGGGCGTAATCGCTGCACAGGTCCTGCAGGAAGGCACTGTCCGTGGCATCCTGTTCCTTTGCGTCAATGTCGTGGTCATCGCCTTCAAACGTCAGCCCCAGCTTGTACCGTCCGGCAATGGTTTCCGCAATTTTTTTCACGCTGGTTTTCTTCCAGGTGAATGTGCGGGTCCGCTCGCTGAAACTGCTGTCGTTGGGTTTGGCTACGCCGCCCATGGTCAGGGTGTCTGGGGCACCGGCAAAGCTAAGGTCATCCAGCACAAATGCGCCGCACTCTGCGCTGTAATCACGGTAGCCGCTGCCAATGCCACCGATCCCCCAGTTTTTCACAACGATAGCCGGATAGAGTTTTTCACCCTTTTCCGGCATCCAGGCATTTTTCCATTTATCCTCACGGGCATTTATGGTAATGCTCATGGTGTCGCTCTGGGATGCTGCCACATCAGTATAACGGAAACTTTCCACATCATTCTCGATCCGGGCTGTAATATCGGTTTTCCCGTATGTCAGCTGGATCGCCGCCTCGCGGCCTTTGGGTCTCGCTGCTGTCAAAACCATCACGCACCTGCTTTCCAAGGCGGCAGGTCGCCGCTCTTTTCTTCAGGCAGTTCAGGTGTTGACAGCGCCACGCCGGAATCGAACCGGGTTATGTGGATTAGTCCAAGGTTGTTCTGCATCAGCCAGTCGGCTTTCAGTTCACTCCCATACACCTTTAAGGCAATCAGGTCCCAAGTGTCACCAGATACCGTTGTGTACGTTGTACTCGTGTTATCAAGTGCCATAGTTCTTGCGCCTCATTTCACGTTCGTACCGTTCGACATACTCACAGAACTTCTCGTAGCCATCTTCCAGCAGGGCGCGGAGATCTTCCGTGTTCATGCCACCGTAGACGGTAAAGTTCGGTGCATAGACGTAGGTGTTGCCGGAACTGCTGGTGTAGGTTCGCTGGTAGCTGGTGTTTCCACCGCCGCCAAAGCCACCAGAGTTTCCGCCGGTGTCGTTGTCGCTGCCACCGATGGATGGCAGTTCCACGATATTCTGCCGGTAGTTCTGCAGGTCGGCCAGCGTGGTAAGATCCTGTTCCGATACGCCAGAGCCGTAGACAGTCGGGAAGAAGTTCACATTGCTCAAATCGTAGTTGTCCGGGTTTGCGTCATATTCAAGCTGCGCTTTCTCTATGTCTGCGCCCCGGATGAACTGGATAACTTTCTGTGCGTTCTCGTTCGCAAGGACAGTCTGCGCACCGGAAACCACCTTGCCGATGCCGGTGTTCACGGTCTGGACAACCTTGCTCTGGTCATCCGACACAGCGGGCACCGGCATAGCTGCCACGGTTTCCAGACCGTCCACGGCATAGTTGGCAAACTCCGTAATGCGGCTGAACGCCACACCTGCGTCAGAGCCAAGCACCATGCTGGCCGCAACGGACGGGAACACAGCATCCACGCTCTGTGCGATCTGGTTGAAATACTGCTGCCGCTGTGCCTTGCGGAAGTCGATCAGGTTAGAATCTTCCTCCGTAAAGCCACCATCGGCAAATATCTTCGGTTTCCTGCCGGGCAGCCCCAGCAGATCACCCAGACCAACACCCAGCATCTTGCCAGCGGTCAGCCAGGTATCAATGTTCTTTTCACGAACACCGCGCCGGAAGCTGATGACCGCTTCGGGGCCAGCCTCGCCAGCAATGGACGGTCCATGCGTCATGCCGCCGTTGGCGAACGCCGGGACAGACACGGGCGAAAGGTTGAAACCAAACGACTTGCCGCCGATCACCGGGACCGGAATACCGAACAGCGTTTCCGGGATGGTGAGTTGGATCTTGTTCAGCGCACCGATGATGAAGTTGACCGCCTTCACGCCAATGGTCGCCACCTGCTTCAAGAACCCGATGACCCCCAGGATCACAGGCTCCACCACCGGCAGCGCCTTGCCTACCAGATCCACCGCCACCTTGATGGCGTTGACCAGCGTAGTACCTACCAGGCTCACCACCGTAGACAGCAGCGGCATGACCGCCGGGATACCCTCATTGATGATAAAACCGAAAATTTCAGTCAGCACCGGCTTGATGTGGTTCACGCCCAAATCTACGATCTGGGAGAACACACCGGCGAAAGACTGAACCAGCGGCATAACTGTCTGGATTGCCGGTGTCATTGCGCCGAACGCGTCACCCAGGTTCAGCCCTCCGATGTTGAAGCCGGATAGCTTCTCCTGGATGCTCTGCAAGCCCTCCGGGGTGGAGAGTTGCCCAAACACCTGCCTTGCCGTATCGCCGATGCCCGCGATTTTGCCGGTGAATTTGTCGAACACGGCAAGGCCGCCCTCGCCAAATACCGCCCCGACAATGCCGCGCACATCTTCAAAATGATCTCCCAGCAGGGAAACCACCGCAACCATCGTGCCCAGACTGGTGATGGCCGGGCCGAACATACCAAGCAACGACATGAAGCCGCTGCCCAGTTTCGATGCCACCGGGCCTACGGTAGACCCCAGCACATTTAGCCCCGCGCCTGCGAACTGGCCCACGTTTTTGACCGTGCCGATCGCTCCACCGGCCAGTTTTGTTGCGCCGCCAACCACCTTGTTTTTGGCGTTTGCCAAAATTGCAGGTCCTTTCGTTTGGCTGAAGATGTACCCCATCTGTGCAAGAGCATCCTGTCCATTCAGGCCCACTGTGCTGTTTGCCATTCGCCATATCGCTCTGCCGTGGCCTGGCGTTACAATGCCCGTTTTTGCGAGGATTCCTACTCCGGCCTTTCCAATGTTTCCGAGGGCGGACTTTCCAAGCCCGCCCATCACAGACAATGTTGCACCGCCGAAAGACTTCAATCCGGTAAAAATGCCAGGCAGGTTGATGCCCTGCGGGCCTGCAATGCCGGACAAGATCTGCTTTGCAACGCCGCCCGCCTTTACGAATCCGCTGCCGATGGCCGTGTTCCCCAGCGCACTTACGGCGTTGCCGACACCCGTAACGTACTTTCCGGGGCCGGAGTTTTTCAGCAATCCAAGTACGCCGCCGTTCGTGCTGGCTTCCAGCACGTCATTCACAAGGCCGGTTTTGCCTTTCTTGGTCCCGCTGCGCAGGCCCTTGAAATTTTTCAGCGTTGCCCAGATGCCAACGCCAGCGCCATCCAACGTCTGCCCGATTTTACCCAGGCGCGTTGCTGGCTGCTGTGCTCCGATGCCAGCCATCTGTGCACCGTACTTTGCATTTTCTGCGAACATTCCGGCATTCGACCCGGCAAATGCCGCGCCGCTCACCGTTTTCTGGATCAGGCTTGTGGGGGTCAATGCACCCAGCAGGTTTCTGACCGTGATGCCGCCGAAAGTTCCGCCGGGCGCTCCGCTCGGCTTTCCTCCGATCACGATGTTTCCCACCGTGGACAGCAGCGTGCTTCCGGCGCTGTACGCCGCGGGTGCAAGGCTCATGGCTCCGAACGCCGCAGTAATGGCCGTAATGGCTCCCGCCACCTGCGGCCCATGCTCCGCCGTGTAGTCAATGCCTTTCTGGATCCATGGCAACGCCGCCTGCGCCGCATTGCCGACACCCAGCAGGGCAGAGTGTAGCATCGGTAGGATGCCGTTCACGATGTTGGACAGGTCCGGCAGATTTTCGGTAATGCCGTTTGTAATATCAATCCACATGGAAGCCAGTTCTTTCTTTGCCGGAAGGAACTGCTTTCCCACGTTGATAAGCAAACGGTCGGTTGCGTTGCTTGCCATCTGGTCTACGGCTTTGCCCGTGTCCAGTTTGACAAGCAATTCTTTCTCCATACTGTTGGTGTACAGATCCGAATTGTTTGCCATTGCAAGCGCGTCTTGGAAAACCTGCGGGTTCTCCACGATCTTAGAAACGCCCTCAATGGCCCACTGTCCGAACAGGGTCTTGATGGTTGCAGTCTGCTGGTACTTGTCCTGCTTCGAGATTGCATCGAACACCTTTGTCAAGGTGAGTGCTGCACCATCTTCACCGTTCGGCCCGGTAGACTGCATATCCTTTGCGATCTGCACCGGGTCAAAGCCCAGCTTGTTCCATGCGCCCACCTGCGCATCCGTTGCGCTGTTGCCCAGGGTGATGTTCGTAAACACGCGGTTCAGGCTCGTGCCTGCTTTTCCCTCGTCAACGCCCATAGCCAGCATGGTAGCTGCCAGTGCAGAAGTCGTATGCAGGTCAGCGCCAGCCGTTTGGCCGACACCACCGGAGGTGTTCACCACATTTGCGATTTCCGCTGCTGTGGTAGCCATGTGACCGCCCAGGTAGTTGATGGAATCCGCCACATCGGTTATCTGGGTGCGCGTCTTTCCGAAAGCCGTTTCCCATTTTGCCATGTAGTCAGCCGCAGATTTTGCATCAATGTCCCACGCAGCGGCCATTTTGGCGGTATCGTACAGATAACTCTTCTCGCCGGTCTGCTGGTTGTCCAGGAAGATTTCATCATAGTTCTTACCGGACTGTCCCAGCGATGCGGCGATCTGTGCCATCTCGTCCCGCTGGATCGGAACCTGCGTTGTCATTTTGAGGATTGCGTCCTCCATGACCGCCCGTTTTTCCGGGTCAACGCTGCCATCGTCATTCATGATACCGCCAACGTACTTGACCGCATCCGCCGCCTGCGCTTGGTATTCCTCCGCCATATCGGTAGTTTTCTCGGTCATGAGGGCGGCAGACGCGGTGAGCGTTGCCATGATGCCCAAACCAGTTTTCCCGATTACACCCAGAGTGTTTGCTACTGTGCTGCCCAGTGACTTTGTTCCCGCCATGGCGTTTACCAGATCTCCGGTCAGCCCTTTGGTCTGCTTTATCGCCGTGACAAGGGACGGGTCCACCTTGCCCATGATGCGGATGCTAAGTTCTAGTGCTCCATTTCCCGCCATACGTCCGCCACCTCGTTACACAGATTCACCAGTTCCCGCCGGGGCAGGCGCAGCAAATCCGTCATGTTGGAGTGCGTGGCAATGGACAGCTGGATAGCTGCTTTCCGAAGTCCTTTTGCCCCGCCTTTTACTCGAAAAAATCAGCGCTCACGGCATCGCGCAGCTTCACAGCCTCGCACAGCGGCAGGCCGGCAAAGAAGTCCACCGGGTAGCCGGTGCCCATGCTGGCGATGATGCAGCAGTACAGGTAGTTGCGGCGGGTGTTCACCGGTGCAAAGCCGCCTGCGACCATGCGGTTCTCTGCCGTGGATTCGCTCATGGTGTTCAGTTCACCCACGCCGGACAGGTCGATGCCCTCAAAGGTCTGGCCTTTCAGTTCAGCCTTTTCGCTGCCCTCGTAGGTATAGGGTGCAGCGAACTTCAGGGCATGGGATTCCAGCTGCTTTTTGATTTCATCGGCGTTCTCGCTGCTGTCCATGCCCTGGATGATCGCCGCCTGCACTTTCTTGATCTTGCCGCGGGGCATGAGTTTGAAGAACTCCACTGGCTTGCCGGTGGCCTTGACCGCCATCTCCTGCGCAAAAACAGTGGTCATCTCCATCACGGACATTGCTGCCAACTCGTTGCCGATGTTTTTCTGAATGTCAATCAGATCCTGCACGGTCATCTTCTCCATACCGGACAGATCCAGACTGTCACATTCCTTGCCCTCAAACTTGTAGGGCTTCTCGAACTTTACGGTGTAGTCCATTGTCGTTTCCTTTCTCGTTAAAAAGAATCAGCCGCCCCACCCTTGGGACGGCTGACTTCATCATGTATCAGGCTTTAGATCAGAGCGTTGATCTCGGCACGCATATCCTCGCCATCCACATAGTAGCGGCCTGCAAACTTATCAATGTCGATAACGGTCTGACCGTCAACCTCCATCAGATAGCGGGTAACCTCCAAGGTGGTGGTGCTGCCCATGGTGTCGGCGCGCTTCAGCTTGCCGGGATCCAGTTCCTTGGGACGACCGCCCAGAACAACGCGCAGGCCCTTGTAGGTATAGCCGCCGTTCTTGTTGTCGTTCTGCATAGCAGCACGGAGCGTGATCTGGATGTTCTTGTTGGGGTTCATCATCTTGGTGGCGAAGCTGTACATGGTGTTCCAGTTCAGCGTAGCCTCCATAGATTCAAACTGACCGGGGACGGGAGAATCCACATCGCCCGCAATGCCCATGCCGTTCACGGTCGTGGTCTTGTTCTTGATCTTGGGCAGGGTGACTTCATCTGCCAGACCGATCAGCAGGTCATCCTCGGTGTAGGCATTATAGTCATTGATGACCTGGGGAACCAGATCACTGGAAATATTCAGAGCCATAGTTCATCCTCCTTCTCCTTACAGAGACAGAGCAGAAGTCAGTGCGCCTGCCTCATACTCCATGGTGTTGTTGATCTGTTTGAACGGCGGGAAGGGAGTGCAATACTGGTAGAAGCTGTAATGGCCTGCCACCAGCTCTGCGGCTGTGTTGCGGTCAGGGTCCGCCTTCATGCTGTAGCTGGCGCAGACCTCGGTAGAAACATACACACTGCCCTTCATGTTCTCGCTGTCGATGATGGACTGCAGACGCTTCTTGTTCATGGGCTTGTCCAGCTTGCTCTGGTTGCTCAGAACAAACTGCGTCCAGGTATGGTTGAAGAAGCGGCGGACGCAGAGGAAAGCGTCCTTCGGGTCTGTGTTCTTCGAGTAGCAGCAGGTCTCATTGCCCCAGACCACAAAGTCGCCGGAGCGGATGAAGGTTGCCACGCCCTGCTCGTTCAGGACGTTGCCCTGCTCCTGATCCATCAGCACTTCCGTGCCATCTTCCAGACAAGCCGCGGAGATGGGCACGCTCACGTTGGACGGGCTGGCGTTCGGGCAGTCGTTGTACAGACTGTCGTTGTACACGGTGGCTGCCGCCGCCAGAGTGCTTCCGCTGTAAATTGCGGTGCCGATCTTGCCATACAGCCACAGAGCGTATGCCTCACGGGAGGTAGCGCCCTGCTTCACCTTCTGCCCAGCCACATCGGTGTACTTCCTTGCACCGGTGGCGCTGCTGTCAATGTCAATGTAGCACACTGCATCGAACACGCCATTGGTCTTGCGACACTTAGCCTGCATGGCAGCGCACACCAGAGGATCCTTGGAGAAGCGGGGCGCCAGAATGATGCCGGGCACCATGCCCAGCTTCGGGAACACCTGACGCACAACTTCCAGACCGGTTTCCGCGCCGGTGGAGGCATTCACGCCGCCAACAATGTCGGCTGCCGTCACCTTGGTAGGATCCAGAATAGAGCCGGTCACGGTCAGCGTGGTAGCGCCGTCGCCCTTACCGCCGGTGACAATGGCAATGTTCACAGTGCCGTCATCGTTGAAACTGGCGGTGTAGTCCTCATTCGCCACCAGTGCAGTGGTTTCCTTCTTCACCACCAGAGTTCCCAGCAGAATGCCAGTTTCCCCGATTTCGGCAACGCCGTCGTTCACCTGCACGCTCTTGGTTTTCATCTCCGTGGTGTGCTTTGCAGGGTCCAGAACGTTAATCAGGACAACAGGAGCAACGCCCATCACCAGGAAGCTGGCGCTGATCGTATCGCACAGGGTATACTTTGCGAAATCGTCAGAGTAGCCAACTGCGGCGGCCGCCTCTTTGAAGGTGTTCACCAGCAGCGGAGTGTTTACCGCTGCTGCGGGGTCAGCCAGCAGGTTGACCGGGGCGGTGCCCACGACGACACGCAGGCCAGAGTTGACCGATACCGGCGCAGAAGCGCTGGTTGCGGCCTCTGTTTTGTTAAAACCATGAGAAATAGCCATTTGTCATATCCTCCTTACTTCATCAGGTCGGCGGCCTTCTTGTAGAGAATGTTCTCTCTGGTGCCGTCCTGTTCGATCTTCACGCGCATTTCTGCGAGCTTGTCCAGCGGAACGATCAGCGCCTTCAGGAACGGCACCTGCTCCACTTTTTCTTTCAGCTTTTCGGGCAGGCCATCCACGAATACTGTGTACTGCGGGGCAATGCCCTTGACGGTCGGCCCACAGTACGCCACAGCGCCGGTGGTTTCCGTCACAGGCTGCGCTTCCTTCGCAGCCTCGGTTTTCTTTTCGGTGCTCATATCAAAGCCTCCACTTCTTCATTTTTCAGGGTGTTGGGTGTTTCGCAGATCAGATTGACGATGCCCCAGTAGTAATAGTCCATGTCATCGTCCGACAATTCCCACTTGCGGGGATAGCCCACCTTGAACGCTTCGCCAAACACAGGCTTCCGTTTGAAGTGCTGCATGATGGCTTCGATGATGTTCACGGTTTCTTCGTACCCCTGCCGGTCGGTTCCACGGTCATAGCAGCAGATGATAAGTTGCAAAAGGACCAGCTGCGGATCCCTTTCGTTTGCCACCTCACCGCTGGTTTTCGATACGATGATGCACGGGAAGTGGGACGCATTGGTGTCCACGTCATCGTCATCATCGGTCGGTGTCGGAATGAACTGTTTGAAGATCTGCAAGGGCTTTTCACCCTCCTGCCCGTTGAACTTCATGTCCCGGAACAACTCTTCCAGTTCTTCAATCATGGCCTGCTGGCACATTTCGCTGGTATAGCCTGTGATTTTCCCGGCCATATCAGATCACACCCTTTCGTTTTGCATTGGCGATCAGCTGCTGGACGCGCCGTTCGGTGTTGTCCTGCAGCATCTGTTCTACGGTCGATTCCTGCATTTCCCACACGGTATGGTGCATTGCGGAACCGGACGGGCTGGACATAGTGACCAGCCTTTCATTCGGCTTCCAGCGCTTCTTCCCGTTTTCCGTGTAGTCTTTGTCAGCAGGCACGCCCAGTTGGCGCTGCACCATGCCGATGTGTTTTGACTTGAACTGCACCAGGAAGCCCTTGCTCTTCTCGCTGGTCCCGCCCAGACCGATCATCGGACTGCTTTTCAGAACGTGCGCCTGAAAAACAGGCGGCGCGTTACGGACAGACGGACCCATGAAGGGTTTTGTGGGGCTGGTTCTGAAATAGCCCGGGTCTGCCCGGAACGCGCCGGGGTCGTTCTTCATGATGGCAAGGATGGCAGCAGGCCGCCGGTTGGTGGCTTTCTGCCGTTGGCGCAGATCTTCAATCATGCGCTTACCCGCCGTGTTCAGGTCGTAGCGGTTCTTTACCTCGGTCAGCAGCAGCTTGCGCGTCTGCCGGGCCGTAGTGTTCACCGCCACTTTCAGCGCTGCCGGGGTCTTATCCCCCAGTACGCCAAGGGCACGGGTCACTTCCGCATCATCAATGGAAATCGTCAGATTGGAAGCGTCATAGCTGGTCTTGAAATATGCCATTGCCTTACCCTCTGATTCTCTCAAGTTCCATGCGGTATACACCTGCTTTCAGGGAGCAGGACTTGATTTTGTAGTTCCGTTTCTTGTCCAGCGTAATGAGTTTGCCGTTCTGCGGCATAGGGCCATAATCTTTCTGCTTCACATAAAGCAGCAGATCTGCCTTGTACATACCCTGGTCAAAGGACTGCTTTGCGCCGCCCTCCCAGTGTGCTGCACGTTCGGTCACGCCAGGATGCTGTGTGATGCATGGCATCAAGCCCTTGTCATCTATGTAGTGCTCCTCGGCAAACTCATTCAGGTTAAAGAACACGGTCTGCACATCCTGTGCCACGCAGTCCTTGAACGTAGGGAGCGGCTTCGGAGTTTCCGGTTCGCCGTAGTTCTGGTCAACGTCCAGCATGGTGTGTCCCTCCGTATCAGCAAACGGTGGCAACCAGCCAGCTGTCCACCTTATCAGGGATCAGAAGCGGGTGGGTCTGCAGTTCCAGGAAGTGGCGGTCAGGACGATGCTCCACATAGTCACGCAGCAGACGTGCAGTTTCGGCGGTATGCCATTTCTTATCATCATCCAGATAAGTGCACAGGCCGTAAGCACGCATGAAGTTTGCGGTGCTGGGAATCATCACCACCATGTTGTCCGGAATCAGGGGCTTGGTGGTGTTGTCGGTGTCATCCAGATACACCTCGTCATAGCCGTAGATGTCCACGCCGGGCAGGTTCAGGTGGCCGTAGTAGGTCAGGCCGCCTTCCAGTTCCTTGGGTGCCATAGCGCCGATGTCGAAGCGGCGCTTATCCATCAGGTCCAGAATTTTGCTGTCTGCCATGAAGAGGTTTGCGGCCTGCTTGCCCATGATGACCATATCCGTGTTGGCAAAGCCGTTGCGGCTTACCTGCTGCTTCCAGTCGCACAGGTTGCCCCAGGGGTCCGCAGCGGACTTGCCCCACTGCTTCGTGTTTTCCAGGTTGATCTTATTGGTAAAGCCAAAGTCGATGACTTCATCCACTCCCTTGCCTTTCACTTTCAGCTGACCAGTGGTAAGCACCTGGGCTGCCATCCACTCTTCGCGGCGGGTGGTCATATCGTTCAGCTTGTTATATTCATCCGTCAGCTTTTCAGCTGCCCGCTCTTCCGGCTTCTTACCGGAATAAATGTCCTCACCGGGCAGGCGCCGCAGGAAAAGATCTGCTGTGGTGATGATGGCCGGGTTGATAAGGGGCGGTGCATAGGACTTGGTTTCGTAGCCCTCGCTCTGCACGATCTCGCCGCCGACCATCGGATGAACGAAGGCTGCCATCTTGCGGTTTCCCTTGACAATATCAATGTCAACGCGCTCGGTGGAGAACGTTTTCACGTTGGAGAAGAAGCGGTCACGCAGGAAAGTGCGGATCGGGGGCGCAGTGCGCACAGCCTCGACCAGATACCGCGGCTCGTAAATGTTGATCTCGTTTGCCATTTTTTTGTTTCCTCCTATCACTTCAGGAAAATGCCCAGGTTGCGCAGAGGAACCTCCACGTCATCCACGGTCACATTGTTGGGCAGCGCCAGACCAGCAGCGAAGAACTCACCGGTCAGATAAACCGGAACTTCCTTGTCTTCGTCTGCGCTGTCAGCCGTGATGCCATACAGGCCGGTCAGAACTGCCGCGCCGGCGCTGGCCGGGGCCGCAATGGGTTTCACCTTACCGTCAGCGATCAGCACAGGGGTATGAGCTGCCACAGCAGCGCTTGCAGTCTTGGTTGCCTTGGCAATGCCAATGTCCGTACCGGCGATGAAATACTCCGGCTTGGTGCTGAAATCTTTTCTTGTAAGATCCACGCTCATGGTTTTTTCCTCCTTACTTCACGCCGTTTGCCTTACGGATCGCGGCCAGGAAAACGTTTGCTTCCGCGTCCTTCGGATCCGGGTTTGCGGGCGGCGGGTTGGTGATGCCGTTCGCGCCAGAATCCTGGGCGTTCTTCTTCACCTTGTCCAGGTAGTCCTGGCTCTGCTTCTGCTGCTTTGCTTTCATGCTGGCGATCATAGCTTTTGCAAAGGATGCAGAATCAACGGGCTTCGTAAACTTTGCCTCGTTGGCCTGATCCTCTGCGCCGGGCATGGTCGCATCCTCGATCTCCTTGATGCGGGTGCGCTCGGCAGTGATAGCTTCGTCCTCGATCTTAGCTACCAGATCCGGGCACGCCTTGCGGAGATCATCCACGGTCTTAATGTCCTTAATATCCATGTCTGTTACCTCCCCATGGGTTTTGTTTTCCGGCTGTTCCGCCGGGCGTTTATTTTCAGGCAGGGTCGTGGTCTTATCCACCACCCGGCTCCTGACAAAGTTGGGTGCCTGATTGAACGGGGTGTTCATGCTGATGCTGTTGACGAACAGGATACCGTTTCGGTTCTCCACCACGGAATCTTCTGCATCATCGTCCACCTCGTCCACAAAGCCTTTTTCCTTGGCTTCTGCGGGGGTCCACCAGCTGGTTTCATCCATCCACTTTGCACACTCTTCCTCGGTCTTGCCGGACTTCTTGGCGTACAGAGTGATGATGTTACTGCGGATGGCTTCCAGTGCTTTCAGGCAGTTGTTGAGATCGTCTGCGGTCAGGTAGTCACAGATGCCCATGCTGACCGGGTGGATCATGTAACTGCCATCTGCCGCCGCTACCACCTTGTCTGCATGGCAGGCAACGATGGTGGCAGCGCTGGCGCACAGACCGTCAATGTGGGCGGTCACGGTGGCTGCGTTGCGTTCCAGCATATTACCAATGGCCTGGGCTGCAAAAACGTCACCGCCGCCGGAGTTGATGTACACGGTGATCTCCTTTACATCGCCCAAGGCGGCAAGGTCATCCGCAAACCGTTTCGGTGTCGCGGCATCCTCCCACCAGCTGCGCTCGGAAATATCGCCGTAAAGCAGAAGTTCCGCCTTCTGGTCATCATCGGCCAGATTGCGGAACTGCCAGAACTTATCATTCTTTGTTTTCGGGGTTGCCTGCGGATTTGGCTTGCTCATAAAGTCCTACCTCCTTCATTTTTTCCATTTCGCTCTTGCGCTGCCGCATATTGGCCCGCCAGCTGCCGCCGGTCATCTGGGCGGTTTCCTGTTCCGCTGTACTGATTCCCTCTTTGATGCGGAGTTGGGCTGCCTCGATTTCTTTCTTGGCATCCAGATTGGTGCGGGCTGGGCCATTCCATGTGCAGGTCGTGTAGGCTTTCGCCATAGCTGGGTCATCAAAGAAGCCCGGTGCATTGATGCGCCCACGGGCCACCGCTTCGGCAAACCACTTCTCGTAGGCCGGCTGGCAGAAGTCCGCTGCAAAACTGTCCCGCAGCACTCCGCAGGTGCGCCAGAACTCGTTCAGAGCGCCGCGGCTCGCGGAGTAGTTGGAACTGAATTTCTTGTAAAGCACCTCTCTGGGGATCTCCACGCCGGTTGCCACCTGGTCGGACATGGCCGACATGAACCCGTCAAAAGTCGTGGTCGGGTGCTTCGGGTCAAACACATCCGTACTTTCCCCTGGTGCAAGGTCAAACACGGCAGACGGTGCCAGGTCAATGCTCAGTTCATCCGGCTTGGTTTTCGGATCCTCCGCCTTGTCTGCTGGTTCCTCACCAAACGGCGCTTGATCGGTCGGATCATCGTGCTTGATAAACAGCGTGACGGAGGACGCCACAATGGCCGCGGCCAGTTCGGCTTCCGTGTATCTGCCCATCTGTTTCAGGGTAGGCAGCACCGGTGCCAGCAGCGGCACACCGCGCCGCTGTCCAGCGCGTTCCCGCTGGGTAACGCACAGGATGTTCGGTTCTCCCGTTTCTGGGTCACGGGCTTCTACCCGCGTCCAGGTCAAGGGCACCGTGCTGTCGTAAGCCAGCGGATGCCGGCTTGCTACCCAGTACGCCACCACCGCGCCGTCCCGGTTCGTTTCCACGCCCTGCACGATCTGATACACGCTATGTCCATCCACCTTACAGGGGTACATTCTGTCCATGCGGTCAGGACTGCAAATCAGGTCGGCTTCAATCAGGCGCAGCCGCAGGGCATACGGCCAGTGCGGGCGTTCATCGAACTGCACCGCCGCAAACACATCACCATTCATCAGGAAGCTGGTGAATGCCAGCGTCTGCAGCCGCCAGAAGTTATCCATGCCGGAAGCATCGCAAAGGGTGCTGTCTGCCCACAGTTCAAACTCGCGGGAGATCTGCGCCTGCAGCTGGTCGGCCTGTTCCTCGGTCAGATGCAGATAGTCTGCATCCACCTGTGGGGTCGGCACAAGGCCGCTGCCCACCACGTTGGTGCGCAGGGTCTTGATGGCACCGGTAGCCATTGGGATGCCCATGTAAGCATCCCGGCTCCGCTTGCGCAGGGTTTCGATATTATCTTCGATGTCCTCTTTTGCGCTGCCGCCGCCAACGTGCCAGCTGCGCATAGCGCGGGAGATACGGCTTGCACCGTAGTTCCCGTAGCCGGTGCCATTGTTCATGATGGACAGTGCAGAGCGTGCCACAGCGCGGCGATACCCTTTTTCAGGGTCGATTGCCGCAATGGCTTTATCCAGAATATTTGCCATGTTCTTCACCATCCTTACACGTCATGTGGGGAGAAGTGATAGATTCGGTTTCTGCCCCGTCCGCGCTCCGCCGCTTCGGCCTCGGCCGCTTTCTTTTCCCAGAAGATGATGCTCTCCCGGATCTGTTTCAGGCTGGCGCGGGTCAGCATCATCTGCTCGATCTGGTAGCTTTGCCCGGTCGATACAGCAGCCTCGGCTTCCAGCCACATATCAAGGTGCCGCCGTGCGGTTTCTTTTGAGATAATCGGCATTTAGATACCTCCCGATCTTCTTCTGCGGTACTGGCGTGGTGCAGCCTGGCGCGGCGCTTCCTCACCGGGGATTTCCAGGCCGGGGGGATTACTGATCTCCAATGCCGCCGTGGCGTAGTTCCGCACGTCAAATGCTTCATTACGTTTCTGTGCCGGGTCTTTCAGTTCCCACCGCTCCACCTTTCGGCCAGACTTCCAGCGCGTGACCTTGTGCTCCGCAGTAAGCATCTTGAAGTAGCTTTCGTTGTAGCCCGCATCCTCGGCCGCCGGAAAATGGCAGTAGTTCGGGCCTTTGATAAGCACTTTCAACCGGGCAAGGACGTGGTTTTTGCCGGTGTCAACGCCCAGCGTGAACAGTTCGCCGCCTACGCGGTTGTTCTTTGTGGGGTTGCGCAGGTAAGGCACATCCATACCGCCACGGCCTTTGATGGGCCAGATGTGACGCTCTTCCCGTTCTTTGCAAAAACGAATGACCTGATCCGGGAAATGGCCGCCGCTGTCCATGCAGACGCACCGCAGGGACAGTTCCGTGCCATCTTTCTTTTTCCAGGTCTTTGATAAGAACTCGTCCAGATCCGCCCAGACCTGCCCGCGCTTCAGATCGCCGTAAATACGCTGATACCGGATGCCCCAGCTTTCCTTGCCGATGCCCCAGCCCACCACTTCGACCTCGAAACGGTTGTCTTGGGTATCGACACCGGCTGTCAGGTACACCACGCCATCCGGCACTTCGGCCTCGTAGAACTCGCGGCGGTCCATCAGGTTGTTGGCTTCCACCGTTTCGCCCGGTTCCTCCCAGGGCAAGCCAAGGTCGGTGTTCACAAAGACCTGCATCTTCTCGTAGTCGCCGCGCTTTGCGTCCAGATCGGCAGCTATGAAGTCCTCCACGATCTTGTCCCAACCGCACAGGGTCGAGCCGATCTTATTCATGTGGAAACCCCGTACCGCCCGTTCCGGGTGCTCTGCGTGCCACTTGCCTTGCAGGCTGTTCTTCTTCCAGCGGTATTCATTGTCCAGACAGCCGCACTCGGCGCAACGGTATTGCACACCGCCCTCCGGCCACTTGTCCTTATCGAACACCATGTTGTCCCACACAAAGGGCTGATAAAAGCCGCAGTTCGGGCAAGGCACCGTCCACTCTTCCTGGGTGGATGCGTTGAACTCGTCCAAAATGCGGCTGTTGTTTTTGGTGGTGGGGGTTGATACCAGCACCGTTTTGTAGTCCCAGTAGGTCGTTTGGCGCTGCTCGGCCAACATGATTGGGTCGCCCTCTTTGCCGGCGCTGGCTTTGTAAGCGTCCACCTCGTCCGCCAGCAGCACCTTGATGGGGCGGCCGCGAAGATCGGTCGGCGAGTTTGCGCCGATGATCGTCAGCTGTCCGCCAGGGAAATTTTTCTTTGTGATAGTGTTGCCGGAGTAGCGGCTTTTATTGTCCACAAGGCCCCGGAGCACCGGCGTGTCCCGGATCATGGTTGCCAGACGGTCCTTGCTGAAGCTCTCGCCCAGATTCACCGTTGGCTGCACGATCATGATCGGGGCCGGGTAGTAACTCATGTAGTACCCGATAGTGTTCAGGATCAGCCCGTCCGTCTTGCCGGACTGTGCGCACATCATGGCTACCACCTTGCGGATATGCACATCGCCAATGGCATCCATGATCTCCCGCTGGAACGGTGCGTTGTCCGTGTTCCAGCGGCCTTGTGCTGCGGATGCTTCCGCCGACAAGCGCCGGAAGTTATCTGCCCACTGGCTAAGTGTCAGGTTCGGTGGCGGTTTCAGCGCTCCCAGCGCCCGGCCGAACATCTGCGCTGTCTGCGGTTCCAGGTGGATCATTGCCATGGTTTCCGCCGCCTTTCTTGACGCAGTTCTTGAACGGGCAAAACTGCTGGATCTCATTCAGCCGGGTGCCCCAGACACAGTGCCGGCATTTATTCTTCCTGCTCATCTTCGGATTCCTCCTCCGGTGCCGTCAGCGCAATTTCCGGGTCGCTCAATTCCACAAGCGCTTCCTGTACCGCTTTTTGCAGAATGTCGTGTGCTTCCGCCGGGTCGGTCAGCTGTGCCATGGTGCTTGCGTACTTGGTCGGGATGGTTTCCAGTCGGTTCTTGAAGTTGGCAAAGATGGTTTTCAGGGCATGCTCCACGTCCTCGGTGCGGTGCAGGTCGCCTTGGGCTTCCTCCATCCGCATCTTCTCGATTTTGCCACGGGTTTCCTCCCGCTCGGCGCGGGCAGCCACAAGCCGTGTCTGGTCATCCCGGTTGCCGATTTTCATTTCCAGATACTGCCGGACCACTGTTTTCATATCAAAGACACCGGGCCGGACTTCGGACAACTTGCCCTCGTCCCGCAGGTTCCGCACCTGCCGGTCGGTAATGCCAAGACACTCTGCCACAGCCTTACTCGTATACAGAGGCATCCTTGTCACCGTCCTTGTCGGGTATCTCTCCCGTTGCCCGGATCTTCAGCAGTTCAAGCCGCTGCTGTTCGGTTTCCAGATGCAGCCGGTCCATCTCGTTCTTCTGCATTTGGGCTGCCGCCGACAGGATGCGGCCATGGATCTTGTTCAGCGCTTCCTGTAATTGCAGGATGCGCTGTGCCGGGGTTTCTTTCTGGTACATACCGATCTGCTGGTTCGCACCGTCCCGCTTCCGCTTGCCGCGGCCGCCGGGCACTCGCATATCGGTGACGCTGGAAACTATCAGCTGGTCAGGCGGCAGCTGCTGGTATTCCTTGATCTTGTCCAAGATGTACTTCTCCCGGAGCAGCAGCACACCGATTTCATGGGAAGTCAGTTCGGTGCTGTTCCGGGGTGCGTCCTCTACGATCTGTTTTTCTTCCTGTGTGAGTTTATCAAAGAAGATGGTGGCATAGGCTCCATCCTTCATTGCGTTCTCATTTCCCGCCGGTGCCCCACCGCCGGAGTTGCCCACGGCGTTTTTGTTTCCCGGCTGTCCGCCGGGCTTCCGGGCTGCAGGCGGGTCCCACCCGTCTTTTGCCTTCCAGCGGCGGACCGTATCATATTTAAGATGGAGATCATCCGCCAGCTGCCGGAGATTCACTTCTCCGTCTTTCTCCATCCGGGCAATGTACTCCGCGCGGGCGGCATCGCGCTCATCGCTTCGCCTTGCCATTTGGTTTTCCTCCAATAAAAAATGCCCCGCCTGGCAAATCATCCAGACAGAGCATCCAGTATCGCCGCCGGTCCTGCGGCATCTTGGGAACCGCCTACAACTTGTAGCCGGTTGGATATGGCAAAGGCCCCTCGGTTCTACACCACCGTGGGGCCTTTCTCATAATTCCACTGTACCAATTATACCACTAAAAACGGGACATAACGGGACATCTTTCACCGTTTGGGGCCTTGAATTGTAAACACTTTATGACATACCACCATTTTGCCGCCCTTGGCAAGATGGTCTTTTCCCGATTTTGTTGATCTCAACAAGATCGCGCCTGGATGTTTTGTCGGCACCGGCAAAACATGAGTTGCTTACAAATTGTAAGCGGCCACCATTTTGTTGGCGCTACCAATATGGTGCCCGCCATCCCGGTGACGTTACCGCCATGGTGTCCCGGCCTGAATTTTTTGAACCCGTCACCCTTTTTCGGTGGCCGGAGGGCGGAAGCCCTTCAAAAATTTTTGCACCTAGAAATATTTTGGGGCTTTGGAACCCGCACCGCGCCCGCCGGCGGGGGGCAGTACCTTACCGGCGGCGGGGGTCATCGGGGCGGCCGCCGGTGGCGGGCGGCGCGGCTGTGGCTGATCCGGCAGGGCGGCGGCAGCGCCCAGGGCGTGCCGAGGGACGGCAGCAGGGCGGCAAGGCGGAGAAGGAAGGGGGCAGGGGGATAGATAAGGCGAGTTATAGCCTGTTAAGTCTAAGCCCTAAGCCTAAAGCTCTATCCCGTTAGGTGGAGAATCTGACCCCTCCGGCGGCGGCGCAAAATGGCCGTTTTGCGGGGTGCTGCGGGGTGGATCATCCGGCAGGCGGCAGCGATGCAGGCGGCGGCAGGTGTGCGGCGCTGGCGGGCTTGTCCTCCTCGGTGGCAGCGCTGGCGGCTGCGCTGCTGCTGTGAGGTCTGGCAAGGCTGGCAGGCTGTGGGCGCTGTGCAGGTGGGGCAGGGCTGGCGCTGGTGCGTGGTCATCGTGTGCAGCGGTCTGCTGCTGGCGTGGTCATCTGGTGCGGCGCTGGCGGTGCTGATCCTTCCCGGTGCAGGTGGTGGGCGCAATATCCATGCACTGTGTCCAGCGCTCCCCGGGTACTTTCCAGCTTTTCCCCGGGGCGGCACAACACCCAGCGCGTGCCGGGCTGCTGATCCGGCAGGCCGGGCAGGCGGGAAGGCGGCGCAAAAAGAAAAAGGCCAGGGCGGCGGCGCGTGGTGCGCTGCTGCTCTGGCCTTCTGTCTGCACTGGCGGTGCGATCTGCTGCGCCGGGTGCGTCCCGGTGCATATCGTGGGCGGCGGGGTCTGCTCCCCGTTCCGGTGCCGGGCTGCTGGCGCTGGCACTGATCCGGGCGCAACGGTTCCAGCTGGCAACGTTCCAGCGTGGCACGGCCTGCGCTGGCGGTGCTCCATCCGGTGCGTTTTTGCCGTTTGCCGGAGGGGTCAGATTCTCCACTTAACGGGATAGAGCTTTAGGCTTAGGGCTAGAACTTAGTGGGTTATAGCCTCCCCAGTAACCCCCTATAATCCCCCTTCTTCCCCGGATTCCGCCGGGGTGAACCCGTCACGGGTCATTCTTTCCGCGATTGCTTGCAGGATGTAGCTTTGCATACTCTGACCCGCGGCGGCTGCTGCCGCCCTGATTTCGTCCCCGCGTTCTTTCGGCGGTCGGATCTGGATCGAATCGCATTTTGCAATATACCGGCTATTCGTGATTTTTTTCTTTTCCGAGATAGGCATAATATCACTCCTTTCGCGCCTGCGTTTATTATAGCAAAAAAAGCGGCATTCCGCCATGCAAAAAGCTACAAGCATTCCGTCATGTTTTTGTGCAAAACGTAGAAAGCATTCCGTCATGCTTGACAAGCCGCATTCCGTCATGCTATTCTTGTGCCACAGCAAGCGCCACGGCAACCGCCGGACGCAAGCCAGTCACCCGACAGGGGAGAAAGGAGAACCGACACATGAGCGTAAATTTCTTCAAGCTGCCCGAATCCGACAAGCGGAAAATCTGGGCGGCGCTGCTCAAAGAGTGGGCAGCAAAAAAGGCCGCCAACCGGGCAAACGGTTGACAGCCTAGCAAGATGGGATTTGATCCACCAATCTTGCAATGATTTTACCACCGGCAGGCGGTAAAGTCAAGCGGATGCCCTGGCAGGGCTGCACCGCTCAAACAAAGCGGCCCCGCCCCACTACCCCCGGCAGCCCGCCGGGAGAAATTGAAAAGAGCAAAGGAGCAAAGAACATGAAACTTTTGAACACTGCAAAGAAGATCACCACCGCCGCCGCACTGGTGGCCGCAATGCTGGCAGGCACAGCCCCCAAAGCCGCCGCCTGCCCCTACACCGTCGGCCCCCTGGGCCGCTACATCGCCCCGGCCATTGTGCAGGGCTTGACCGCCACCGATGACGGCTCGATTGAAGTCTGGTGCACCGACGCGCTGGACGGCGACGACTGGTATTTTCTGGTGGATGCCGAAACCGATCTGCACATCTTCGACCGGGTGCAACTGGTAGTTGATGCCAACGGCACCCCGGACAACTTCGCAGATGATAAAGTGATTGATGCACTTTACTGCCACGACTGCGAGAGCGTGGAAGATTGAACCGAAAGGAGCGCTGCAACATGATGACACTTGTACAGATCCGCGAACGGAACCGCAAGGAGAACGCCGCAGCCCAGCGCCTGCAGGCCGCCGGGTATCGGCTGGAAGGATGGGACCCCCGCACCGGGCAGCGGATCGCCGCCCAGATCACCGGCGAGAACACCAACGACGAGCGCCGCACGTTCTACGCCTTCCCCACCTGGCAGGATGCCGCCGCCGCTCTTTTGGGCTGAACGCTCCGGACACCTTAGCAGGGCCGCACCGCAAAGCGACCCCGCCCCACTACCCCGGCAGCCGCCGGGAGATCACCACGAACACCAACACAACAAGCAAAGGAGCGTTACACATGACTAACAACGAGATCATTTACAGCGAAGTCAACGCGAAGTATCACACCCCGGAACAGCGCCGCGCTATCCTGGCGCTGGCCTACACCCCGGAGCAGATCGCCGCCAAGGGCAAAGAAATTCACTTCCAGGACGTGCCCGAAGAGCAGCAGGGCGAAGAGCTGGAAAAGCTGCTGCTTGCTGGCCTGTTCCACACGTTCCACGAATGGAAGGAGCGCGGCAAGAGCGTCAAGACCGGCGAGAAGGCCGCGATTGATACCCAGCTTTGGAAGCTGGACACCCGTCCCCGCAAGACCCGCAGCAGCGGCAAGGAGCCGGACGCGCTGACCAAGGCAGCCGAAGAGCAGGACGACAACGGGAACTATTACAAGGCCCCTGCGCACCTGTTCCACATCGGCCAGGTGGAAGCAAGCCGCCCCGCACCTGCCGGACGCTTTAAGAGCCTGGACGAGATCCGCGCCTATAACAAGATGCTGGCGGATCAGCGCAAAGCTGCCAAGGCCGCCGCAGAACAGGCCGCCAGCGCCCCGGCAGAGATCCCCGCAAAGGCAGAGGCCCCCGCAAAGCCCGCCACGAAACCCGCAAAGAAGGCCAGCAAGCCCACCGCGCCGAAGAGCGCAAAGAAACCCGCCGCAAAGTCCAGCACCCCGCAGAAGGCCGCACAGCCCGCCCCGGATGCACTCCACAAGGCAGAGCGCAAAGCCTGCGCCGCGTTCCTGGCCGTTCCCGAAACCGACCGCAAAGGGCAGGCCGCAGCGCTGGACACTTGGCGCAAGACCCGGAAGGCCGTAGAGGACGCCAAGAGCGCCCCCGCCGCCGTAGCTGTGCTGGATGAAGCGCCGGTGAAACAGCTGGACTTTGAGAGCATCGCCGCCGGTCTGCTGGCATGATCCACCACCACGAAACCGGAAACTTTAGCAGGGCTGCACCGGGCAAAGCAACCCCGCCCCACTTCCCACCGGCACCCCGCCGGGAGGATCCCCACAAAACGAAACACGAAAAGGAGTTTTTGCAATATGAAAAGAGCATCCAGCAGCACCCCCGCCGGCCTGAACGTGAAGAAGATCACCGCCTATCTGAAAGGCCAGGCCAAGAACCGCAACGCCGTGCGGATCACCTGCCAGGGCGGCAGCGTGTACATCTTCACCGGCTATGCAGCGTTCAAGCTGCCCGCCGTCCTTTACCCGGAAGTGGTCCAGCCCGTGACCATGCAGGCGGCCCCCGCCGATGGTGTGACCATCGTTTCCAGCGATGACGGGTTTGTGGTCAACGATCCGTACCAGCTGACCGCCGCGCAGATGTTCCAGAAGTTCAGCAACTGCAAAGAAGAGGTCAAGCGCACTTCTCTTTTGCAAGAAGTCGAGATGAAGGGCAAGATCTGGGGCACGTTCCGAATGTTCCGCGATGGATCCCGGCCCATCATGATAAATTCGGAGTATGACGCTTTTGTGGATCATCACGAATTTGTTTACCACGGCAGCAACAACCCGCTTGCGCCCATCCTGGCAACTGACACCGCAGACCCGAAACGCGCCGCCGTGGCCGTGCTCATTGCCCCGATGAAGGCGAACGACGAAATACAGCAGGTATGCAACCGCCTGTTTGCATGACCTGCACCGGATACCCCGGCAGAGCCGCACCGGATAAAGCGGCCCCGCCCCACCGCCCAGCATTCCGCCGGGCATATCACGAAACACGAAAAGAGGTTTACACTATGACCACCCCAAACGATTCCCTGGACTTCTACCCCACGCCGGACAATCTGGCATGGAAGATGGTCTACAGCTTGGAAACCAATGTGCGCGGTTTCCAGCAGTTCCCCAGCCCCGTGCTGGAACCGTCCGCCGGTGATGGTGCACTTGCCCGCCAGATTCACACCACGAGCGGCATTTACCACGATCCGCAAACCGGAAAAGTCCGCCGGGAATACCTGAACCGCCTGGAAAAGATTGATCTTGACTGCATCGAACTTTCCAGCGACTTCCGCGCCAAACTCAAAAAAGACGGTTTCCGGGTGGTTCATGATGACTTTCTCACGTTCCGCCCCTGCAAGAAGTATGCCGCCATCGTGATGAACCCGCCTTTTAGTAACGGCGCGGCGCACCTGCTCAAAGCGCTGGACGTGATGCGGGACGGTGGCAAGATTCGGTGTTTGCTCAACGCCGAAACCCTGCGCAACCCCTGCACCAACGAACGGAAAGAGTTGGCCGCCAAGCTGGAAGAACTGCACGCCGCTGTTGAGTACATCCCGGATGCGTTCAAAAATGCCCGCCGTGCCGCCCGTGTTGAAGTTGCGTTGATCTCCGTTGATATTCCCGAACGGGAACCGGTCAGCCGGATTCGTCTTGAACTTCAACATGAAACCACGGAACGGCTAAAGGACAACCCGGAGTTTGCCGCCTTGGTATCATCGGACCCCATCACGGCAGCCATTGAGCGGTACAACGCCGCTGCAGAGGGCATCCGCCGGATCTATGAAGAGTACAACGGAATCAAAAGCCTGTTTTCTTCTGCCACCGCCAACGAAGAGGACAAGGAAAGCGAAGTGCTCAACTTCAACAAGAACTATAACCAGGCAATTCACAGCCTGCGCGGCCTGTACTGGAAGAAGCTGTTTGACCTGCCCCAGATCCGCGACAACCTCACCACCGATATGCAGAACGAATATCGTTCACGAATTGCAGAACTTTCCGACTACGACTTCAGCGCCTATAACATTTTGACCGTCCGGGAAGAAATGTCCGCCAACATCGTGCAGGGTATCGAAGATGAAATCATCGCCCTGTTCAATAACTGGACGAATCTTCACTACTGTTCGGAGTATTCAAAGAACATCCACTATTACAACGGCTGGTGCACGAATGAGGCGTACAAGATCGGCAAAAAGGTCATTTTCCGCTGCTGTGCCTTTAGTGACTGGTCCGGCAGGTTTGAACCGTCGTGGCGCGTGGAAAGCGCACTTTCTCAGATCGAGCGGGTGCTGCACTACCTGGACACCAACGGCCAGAAGTACAACGGCGACGAACTCCGGGCAGCCCTGAAAGCCGCAGAGCAGGCCGGGCAGAGCCAGAAGATCCAGCTTCACTACTTCACCGCCACGTTTTACAAAAAGGGCACCTGCCACATCGAGTTCACAAACGAGGACGTTTTGAAGTCCTTCAACCTCTACGCCAGCCAGAAAAAGGGTTGGCTGCCCCCGTCCTACGGCAAAAAGAGCTATCACGATATGCCCGCCGCTGATCGGAAGGTGGTGGACAGCTTCGAGGGCGAGGAAAGCTACACCGACACCCTCACCCGGCACCTGATCCCCACGCAGAGCACGTTTTTACGGCTCAACGCCTGACACGAAACCCGCAAGGCCGACAGCGTTCCCGCTGCCGCTGGTGCAAGCCCAGCCGCCCCAGACCGGGGCGGGCGCTCATGGGTAACAGCCCATCCGGCAGGCCGCCGGGAGTATCAGCACGAAATACAGAACGAAAAGGAGTAACAACCATGAAGAACCAGAACATCACCCAGATCGCCTACATCGTCACCGCCGACTACTACACCAACGGCAAGCCCACCACCTGCAAGATCACCGTGCAGCCGGTCAACTTTGACCCCGCCCGCCTGATCGACTGGTCCGACCGGATCAGCAAGACCCACACCCGCGAAGTCGAGAACTTCACCACGCCGGAAGAAGCCGCCCAGCGGATGACGGAGATCATCGAGAGCGCAGCAGAGCACGCCGCCCAGAGCCAGCGCCCGGAACCGGTGGCAGAACGTCACCACTTGACCGTGCCCCGCCTCACCGATCTGGCAGCCCTGCCCACTGTCCACGCCTGATGCAGACCCGGAAGCCCTGGCAGGGTGCGCACCGGATAAAGCGGCCCTACCTCACCGGCACCCGGCACCATGCCGGGAGCACATCACGAAACAGAAAGGAGGTGTTTTCATGGTTCGATGTTGGATATACTCCGCCGGGCGGGATCAATGCCAGTGCTACAACGTGGATGACGAAAACTTGGCCGATCTGGCAGCACAGGCGCAATTCCTAGAGGACTTCCGTGCCCAGCGTGCAGCGAACCCGGCACTATACCGGCAGCTGCTCAATATGCTGGTGCCCGCCGCTGATGCCATGCCCATGCGCAACTATACCGGCCTGCCGTTCTAACAGTCAGCGCCCCGGCAGCCCGCCGGGGTCATTCTGGTATCTCTGCACGAAATCTTCTTGCCTTTTATTGCTTTTGTTTGCGTTTTGTTCTATCATGACAGTAACGAAACACGAAAAGGAGGTTTCCCGTTATGACTATGATTCCCGCATTCGGCCCATGGCCAGAGCACCCCGCAGACGCTGACGAAGAAAAGCGCCTTGCCAGCGCCCAGCAGAGCAAGACCACCCCGACCAGCATTGACAAGGAACACGAAACCGGCGTTTTTTACGGTTCCGGCAAAGACCCTTACCAGACCACCCTTGCAAGCTGCACCTGCAACGACTTTGTTCGCCGGAAAAAGCCTTGCAAGCACGTTTTCCGGCTGGCTATGGAACTTGGTATCATCGACACGTCATACAAGACCGGGCGCAGCACCGGCGAACGAAACGAGGCACAGATCAGCTTTGCGGACAGCATCGAACTGGTTGAACAGCTCTCTGATGCAGCACAGAACGAAATCAAGGGAATGCTGTACTACACCAGTGAACGCATTGAGACCCGCCAAAAGCCCGTAACCTGCCACGAACTCGATCTTGTGCCGGAACTGCGCACCTCGCCGCTCCTGCACGAAAACCCTTACCCGCTGGAAGAAGTGCTGAACGATCTGCCAAAGCCCCTTGTTGTGCAGCTGCTGGATCTGGTGCACCGGGAAGGCAAGCCAAAACGAAACGCAGCTAAAGCCGTAATGGCTGCATGGCTGGCGCAGAACGCGCCCATGCTTGCAAAAGAGCTGCCGCCTTGTGCGTCCTTCTCTTTCGTGGAGGTGTTCGACAAAGCCCAGCGTGACGTTTACAAGTACCTGCACCGCAAGTACGACACGGAAACGGACTGGTACACCGGCGCAGAGTATCCCGCCGGGGCTGTGCCCGCGGCAGACGGGTCCACTTACTACTTCCCAGAGGACAGAGTTACCGATGCCCTCACGAAACGCGGTTTCAATCGCTGCCTGAACGGTTACATCCCGGAGTAAAGAATCTTACTTCACGAAATCTTACTTTTTGACCACGAAATTTGCAATTTATCTGCAAAAATCCGGTCTTAGTCACGAAAAGCAGTTTTTTAACCACGAAATTCAACTTTTCAGCTTCAAAAAGTTCAATTCAATCACGAAATCCCGCTTTTTTGATACATTTTCTCTCACGAAATGAGGTTTTGCATGGAACACGAAGAATTTTTTGCACCGTGGCGAATGGTTGCTGCTTTCAGTGACGGCGCCCGCCTTACTTTCGATGGTTTCACCGAAGAGCAAGCAAAATCCGCCGCAGAAGCTGCCCAGGATGAACACGGTGACATTACCTGGTGGGATCACGTCACGGATGTAAACTATGAGGACGGCAGGTATTACAAGACCGTCCCGCCACCGCCCTGCATCAACATCGTGGACTACGACGGCTACACCGGTCCGCTGGACGAAAACGGTCTGCCGGTAGGTCTGGCTGAACAGATTGCTCAGGCAAGCGCAGAGGAAGGCCGGGATCCCAACGAGGCGCAGATCATCATCAAGCGCAACGCTCCGCCGGATGACCAGCCGCCACACGAAAAGTAAATCACGAAATTCAAAAAGCCCGCCGGGTCGATGACCTGACGGGCTTATAGTGTTGAAAGGATTCTGTTATGCAGGAAAAACGTCACGGAACTGCCCGTTTTGTCTTGAGCAAAGAGGGACAGCTTGAGCATCTTATTCAAATTGGCGGTTACACATTGCACGTTATTGTCCAGCAGCAGCTTTCGTTTGAACAGCTGGGCTATGTTGTTCGTCAGTATATCGCCTATAAGCATCACGGGAAGATACCGTTAAAAGGCGTAGAAACCATCGAAGTTCCCTTGTCACACTCTATCGAATGACCGCATGATAGCATCAAAGATCAGCTGTGTCGCTTCCTTGTCCTTGAATCGAATTACATTTCCGCCGGGGACAAACATAGAAACGTATCCCTCTTTTTCCTTGGTGACTATCGGGCAAAAACTCCACTTGTAGCGCAGTTCATCCGTCAGTTCATCGTCAGTGCGATCATCTAAAGCAATCATGTGCGGCAAACCATCTGGAACTTTCACGGCCTTTCTTCTTGTCCACTTTCTGGCCGCTCTTTCCTTGATGATTTTCTCAATGTAGTTTTTCAATTCAATCCTGATTCCCATTTTTTTAAGACCTCCGTAATTCTCAGCGCATCTTTTGCGAAACGCAGTGTTTTCACAAGATCTCCTGTGTTCTTGAAGCGGACTACGGCACCTGCGTTTGAAATCAATTCAACGCCACCATCCGGTGCCATCCTCACGAACCGGCACAGTTCGCCTTCTTCCCGTGCGGCCTGCTGCTCTTTGGTTTCTTTGATAAAGCAGGTTTTGAGCGCGTTCTCTGCGTCGCGGTATACACTCCTGTCACTCCGCACCAGCCTATACATCCTTCCGGGCAGCACCCGAACCTTGTTTTTATGCTTCTTTCCCATAGCTTTGTCCTCCTTTGCACGAAACTCGGTAGGTCAACTGCCCGCCGGGTTATTTCTATGCCTGTTTTCGGATTTTTGGGGTAGTCGTGTTTGTTTTTCTGCGGATGGTGGACACGATTTTGCGGAAGCGCCTGTGCATGAGGTTCCACAGGCCGCCTTGCCTATAAGATAATATCGCCCTCCGCCCAGGCATCCGCCCGCGGCTTGTCCTCGCGCGTGTTTAACGCACGCGATAATAAAGTGGCACACTCCGGGAGCCGTTCCAGGCCCCGGCCCAACTGCGCAAGAGCCACGTTCCGCAGGCGTTTCAAATGCCGGACGCTGTACCGTGTGCTGGGCTGGATTTCTTCCCATTTTTTGTGGCCGATGTAGAACTTGGTCAGAATCAGATTGTGGCCACTGTCCAGCCGGTTCATTTGTTCCCGGATGATGTTCTGATCTTCCAGCAAAACCGCCCGCTGCTGTTCCAGCTGGCGCAGCTGTTCACCGATGCCCAGTTCTTCCATCCTGCAGGCCATTGCTGCTGTGCTGTCCCCAGGTGCCCCGCCGTGGGGCATCCCATCGGTGCCCATGCCCCGCATAGGGTCTATTTCATCGTTCAGCGCGGCACACTGGCGGCGGATGATCTCTATCCGCTGCGGGATGTCTGCATAATACTTCAAGATTACTTCCGCCTCGTGTACCTTCACTGCTCAATCCTCCCAAAATTCAAAAATCTTTCTTGAAAAGGGGCTTACCGAAAATAGGATCTTCTCCCTCCACGCGCTCCACCATGGCTCCTACGCCGTAGATGTCCTCAATGACGCGGCGCAGACGGTCATAGGCCACTTCTTCGCCGTCCTTGCTCCATTCAAGGAATTGGTCATAGTTTGCCTTGGCTTCTTTCTTCACCGCCTCGACCTGTTCAGGAATGTATCCCATTTCTTCCAGCGATTCTGCCATAAAGCGGATAATCATTTTTGCGGCATCGCGGCGCTCCGCCAGAATGCGCAACTTTTTTTCAGAGCCTACCAGATCGCCCGCCGGGAGCCAGAACTCTTCCGTCATCAGGTGGGCGGTGCGCTCTCTTAACCGCTTCCGGGCTTCCGGTGTCCCGTACTTGTCGAGATCCAAAATGTACCGGGATGCAGCATTATTCATTTTCAGGGTCAGGATAGTTGATTCTTTCTCGCCCCAGTCCCAGAGATCATGCGCCGCTGCAATGGTGCAGTACGAAACCACCTGCCCGATTGCCTCACGGTTCAGCATGGTACGGCGCTTCGACTTGCTGATGTTGATCTGCTGGTTCACCGCATTCTGGATGCTCTGCCGGTAGAATGCCGGCATCCTTGCTCTGCTTTTGCCCATGATTGTTCCTTTCCCGCCTGTTCAGCCAGGCGCTTCCACTCTTTCGTTTCTGCTTTTGTGTCCGGTGTGATGATTTCAACAAAGCCCCAGCCTTTCGGTTTGGCTATGAGGTCTATAAAAAGCCTGCGGCGATAGATATAATCCCGCTGCGCTTTCCGTGTAAACTTCGACTTGATCTCGACCACATCCACCCGTCCGTCTGCATAGGTGAGCTTGTAGTCTGCCGTATAATGCGCCGCCGGGAGTTTCACTGCACAGTATTCTTCCTCTGGCAGTAACGTCCACTTCGGGTGCGGTTCTGCTGACGCGATCTTGCCGGACTGAATGCCGGGCAAGATCGTGCCAATGTAATACACATACTCCCCGTAGGAATCAAATGTTTTGCTCAACCGCCCGGCAGCGCTGGCGGCCTCCGCCATAGGCTGCGCATGGGTACACTTTCCCCGTTGTCTGGCCGCTATTTGAGCCTCCGCCTGCGCACGGTAGCGCGGCGGCAGGTCATCCAGTTCCAGTCTGGCGCTCATGGCTGGTTCCTCCTGTTCTTCCGCCGGGTGTCCGGCTTCTTTTTCAGTTTCACGATCAGGTGCTTGGTGTTGTTCCCCGTGATGTGCTGTTCGCACTCGCGCAGGGTATAACCGGGGTATTTTTTCTCCCAGTATTCACGATCATCTGGCAGGGCAAATGCTTCGTCAAAGCGCTTGCGGCTCCATCTGGTATCATTCGGGCGCGGGGTTTTCGGCTTTTGCAGCCCTTGGCTCTGCCGCCAGCGCCGGATACGGGCGCGGGCTTTCGTCATGTAGGTCGTCAGGCGTTCAAAGCTGGAACAGGTCAGGTCGATAGGTTCAATTTTCACAAGCCCCATTGGCCGCCCGGTGCTGTCCCGCCACAAGTCCTTGATCTCCTGCCATGTCAGATTGCCTTGCAGGATCACATGATGGTGGTGTCTGCCGGTAACTTTCCCGTCCTCGTCCACCACGCTGTACTCTGCAACCTGCATCCACTTGGACGCTTCCCGCCCCGTCTTTTTGCAGAAGCGCTTCAGGCGGCGGGTAAAATTCGTCCAGTCCCGGTCTACTTGGTTAAAATCTCCGGGTGCTGGCTGGTGGTCGTGGTCGTATGTAAACGTGACTGCCCAGTCGCTTTCCCCGAAATTCGTATAGGCCAGCTGGCAGAAATACCGTCTCGCTATCATGTCGTTATACTTCTGCTGCGCAATGGAGGTTGCCAGCTCTCTTTTGCGGCGGGTGGATGCGGTATGCTCTTTGTCCGTTGTTTCAAAGAGATCCACTTCTGCATAATCGGACGTTCCAAGAATGTGTCTCTGCTCCCGAATGTACCATGCCCGCACCGTTCACTTCCTCCTTCCGCAAAGCTCTACTGGGATTTTCTTTTCTGTGAACCAAGCACACATGGCTTCGCAGGACAAGGGGGACACAACGCCGGGCAGGTCTTTCTAAGTTTCCCATTCCGTCAAGCCATACAGACCCGCCCTCGTTTTCTCCCCCTTGACCCCCGCTTTCCCCGGCGTGTTCTTCCGTGGTCGCTAGATTAAGTTACACATACAAGCCCCTTGCCGCCTCGTCAGGGCGGCAATTTTGCGACGGGCTTGCATAATTCTTGATTAGGGCTTGATTAGTTTACCTCGTAGTCACCGATGTTGTTCTCTTCCGTTCTGGCTTCCCAGCACTCGCAGGTGGCCTCCGGGTCTGTCATGTCAGCACAGTTCGGAGATTCACCGTTGAAGCATATCCAGGTGTAGCCCTCGTGCCAGCGGCAGGTGCAGCAGGTTCTTTCAGGCTCCAACCCCTAGCACCTCCCGCACCTTGCGCACTTGCCATCGCTGGCAAGGTCGTCCTTTTCCTGCTTCAAGTTCAGCTTGATTGCAGGCCGTGGCTGGTCGCTGCGGTTCATCGGGTCGTAGTAGCTAACACATCCCGGCATACCTTCCGGGTTATCGTGCCAGGCCAGCGCGTACCGGATGACCAGCCAAACGATTTCCGCCCGGTATGGCACTCTCATTACATCCGAGATCGGGGCAGGGAGAACAAATCTGTTATATGCCTGTTCCATTCCTATACGCATGAAATCTCTGCGGTCTATCGCAACCTCAAAAGCATTATCTTCCTGCTCCTTGGTCTTGAATGCCCCATTTTTTAGATCAGAGTGGAATTTTGCAAGGCACAGATCATCGGCTACATCCCAGAATTGCCCCATGTGCAGCCGCAGATACCACTCGCAGGCAGTCTGCACAGCCTCCGCCACTGGGCGGCTCATGGTCAGTGCAATGGTTTCGACCTCTGCCGGTGCATCACTTTTCTTTTTCGTCATAGTGCGGCTCCTTCGCTCCCGGCCAGTTCCGGCGCTGGCTACGCTCAAACTTCCGTGCCATTGCCGCTACCTGAATAGCCTCCACAGCCAGGGCAACCGCCCGGTCATACACGCCCTTCGTGGAGATCTGCGGATTGTTGGAGTAAACGCCCATCCACATCGCGTTCAGTTCCCGGCGCAGAGCATCCATTTCCCGTGCAGCTTCCACGGCTTCTTCCTGGATCACAGCCACGCCCTCATGGTTACTTGCAAACATCCGAAACTTCCTGTTTGCTGCGGCCAGTTCAATTTTGACCAGCCGCTTCACATCATTCTTCACAGCGTCCATGTTATTCCTCCACAAAAACCACGTTAGCCCAGCTCGTTTTATACTTTTTCCCGTTGACCTTTACCGAAATAACCGGCCAGTCGCAAGACCAGGAGCCGCCTTCGTATGCGCCTTTGTCCAGCAACGTGCCATCCGGTGAATAGACATACACCGTCCTGGCCGGATCTTCGTCTGTTTCCATAGCTTTGTCAGCTTCGCATCCCGCCAGTGCTCCGCACAGCGCGGTAGCACAGATTGTCAGCGCCAGTGCTTTCAGGGTCTTACGCATTTTCTTTGTCCTCCCGCTTGCTCAAGTCCTCAACGTCCGCAGCGTCCGTCGTTTTTGCCACCATATCGGCAAGTTCACGCAGTCCGAATTTTGCCAGCGATTCCAGTTTCACGGGAAGCACAGCGCCGCGCACCACCATTCCGTCTTTGATAACATAGTAGCGGCCGCCGCTCTCCATCTTCCGCAGACAGTATTTGAAATACCCGCTCTTGCGGATTTCGTCCGCCACCGGCAGGATCTGCTTTGCATCCACAAAGCCTACCGTCCCGTGGTGCGGATCAATCATCGGGATCAAATCGTTCCCGCAGTACCGGATGCTGATTCTGCCGGTCACGCAGTCCACCTCACTGTCTGCCGTGTCGTCCAGATTCATGCCCCCGACGCTCCGAACTCCGTTCGGGCAAGGATCTGCGTCGAACTGAATATCTTCCCATTCTTTCTTGCTGATACCAAGCAGCGTTGCCAGTTCGCTTTCGTTCTGTGCCTTCGGGAAACCGCTCAGCGGAAAGATTGTCGTTTTCGTGCCGATATACAAATCACATCCCGTGCTTTCTTCATAGAGCACCTTGTAGAGCTTGCAGTATTCGTCAGCCTTGATAAGTTTTGCGATTGCCGCCAGTTTCATTTGTAACTCCCTTCATTTTCGATCACCTGAACCTCAAACGTCTTGTACTCTCGGTAGTGATCTCCTGCCATCTTTTTTGCCTTTTCAACGGCCAGCTCTGCGCTGGTTGCTGTGAGCCTATAAGGCAGCCACGCGGGCATGCCGCTTTCACCGGTTGCTTTCAGCAGGATATAATACCTTTGCATTGGTGCGTCCTCCTTCCGATTTTGGGCAATCCCGGAGTTGAACCGGGTGCGGGCCTGTTCCCATGCTCATAAAAAAGACCGCCGCGGCGGGCGGCCTTTATAGTGGAGTTCGCTATTCTGTTTTTAGAATCTCTTCTGCCTCCGCCTTGTGCTTCAGCACGCTATCCCTGCAAGCCGCGCCCTCGTCCCGGATCTTTCCCAGCGGGCACTTTGCGCACGGCAGGAAGTTCTGCCGCATCTTTTTGCAGAGAACGTTCCTTGCCGCCAGAATTTCCTTCCTCATCATGCGAACAGATACAGCCAGCAGTATTTAATCAGCGCAGCGGGCGCAAAAAATATCACCGCTGCCCACAGCGCCACGCCCAGTGCAAACAGCAAGGTTCCCAGTGTCTTTACAAGTCCTTCCATACTTTTCCTCCAATTACTCAAGTTCATCTCCCCACGCATCCCATCCGGTTGCGTGTTGGCGGGCAAACAGTTCGATTCTTGGTACATCGCCCAGCAATTCAACAATCCTACGGCGGACTTCATCCGGCTTTACGCTGTGCGCCTGTATTGGCGATTCAATAACCTGATGTACCGCATGACTTTTTACCAGTTCTTTTGCCTTGAATCCCGGTGTCACTCCCAGGAGGCACACCTCCGCATTTGCGCGGGTATATGCGCCCATGCCGTAAAAGTTCCCTCCCGATTTATATTTCTTGATCCAGACGAAAGCGGCGGTTTTATAAGTAAATCCCCACGCTTCCATCACCCGGAGTGCGTCCGGGATGGTTGGGAATGTCGCCCACATGAACAGAGCGCAGCCCTGCTCCCCCCCCCCGCAAGCCGGCCGACCGGCAATGCGCAGATGCTATCAACATCCATTGTGTGATAGTGCTGTTCTGCGTTGCCCCGGCTTTTGGGTCCAGTTCCATGCTGGCGGTAACTCCACGGCGGATCTGCGTAGATCACCGCGTACTTCTTTTCCGGCAGTTTCATTTCTGATTCTCCTTGAAGCATTTATCGCTTCGCAAAATGCAAGTCTGATCTGCAATCACTGCCCGATCATCCCAGTCCATTTCCGCTTCTCCTTTTCTGTTCTCACCGTTCTTCCCCCATCAGATTGTCCATGCTCAACTGTCCGTTTATGTTATCGTCCTCCATCCACCAGCGGAATACATCTTGACCGGTTTTCCAGTCATCAGTCGCAAAGCGTTTTTCTTCGCACTCAGCTCGCGCCTTTCTTTCTTCCAGCATCCTATCGAATGCGGAAATATAGAGTTTTTCATACTGCGGCCAGCGTAGGAACTCCCGCTGCCTGCCCCCCCTAGTTGCCAGAGGACAGCCAATGCAGCCGACACGTTTCCAGCCCTCGCAATAAAGAGGATTCATCGGAAGATGCTCGGAGCGGGCAAAATCCCAAACATCATCGTCCGTCCAGTCAACGATGGGGTTTACGGTCATTTTCCCTTTGACGTTGCAAGTTTCAAAAAGCTGCCGCTTTTCATCGTTATCAGACATCAAGATGATGCGCTTTTCTTTATCGCGGTGCGCCAGCTCCATCACGCCGCGACTATTTTTACGCCGGGAAGATTCAGCCCAGCGAACGCCGGTAGCGATAAATCTATCGCGTCCAGTATTTTCTTTGAGAACGGCACAGCAATAGCGTACAAGTCTTGTCGGCGGCATCAGCTTTTGCGGAATCAGTGTCCACATGGACACGGGTTTGTCCTTGTAGCGTGGCATGATGATGGAGCATTTGATTCCCCGTTCTTCCATCGCCTTGAACTGCTCACGGATGAAATATACCGTCTCCGGCGCATCTGCTGTGGTATGGCTGTTGACCACCTCAAAGTTGATTCCTGCACGTTCAGCCAGAGCCACAAGCACTTGTGAGTCCTTACCGCCAGAGTATGTGACCATTAACGGTTTCTTGTACCGATGCTCCGAAAGCCTTGCAGCGTCCTGTAGGCGGGCAATTGCCATTTGTTCTTTGTCCATTACTCTGTCTCCCGGACGATCCAAACCCTGTGCTGGCCGTACCCATCCCAGTTCAGTGCATCCTTATGGCTACCGGAAACGGCAACGTCCAGATGTTTTCCCTTTACGCTGGCTCCGGTGTCTTGAACGATTCTCACTCCCACATCCTCAATGTAGAGGACGGTCCCGAACGGAAAAACGTCCGGGTCTGCCGCCACTGTCACGCCTCCTTCAACCGGCGCGCCGCTGGCGGTAATTCCCGTTCCAGTTCCACAGATGTGCTCCCGCTTTTCGGTGCAGTATGCCGTGCAGAGGAAGTCTCCGGCATCCTCTACCAGTAGCTTTCCATCCAACCTGTCCCGCGCTTTCAGCGAATCACGCAGGGTATCTGCATACCCTGCAATTTCTTTCGACACATCCTCCCAGTCCTCGTATCTGGACTTGTAGATATCTCGCTGGCATTCCAGATCATTGATTCTGTGGTAAAGCGTATTCGTCTGTACGCCAGCAATCAGAACTACCACCAGAGCAATTTTTCCTACATCAATTTTCATGTTTATTCCTTTCCGGGAAGTGCTTCTTTGTGACAGCGATTGGAAATTCTTCGATTTCCGATGCCCACCGGGCAGTTCCAGTTCCGTATGTAGTCTCCCATACCAGCGGGAATCCGCCGATGCCATCAAAAAGACTTCCCAACTTTGCGCCATCTCCCATGTATGATTTCATCTTCTGTGCGATCCAGAACCACTGCGGCAATGCGATGCTGTTTCCCAGTGCCTTGTATCGTGGGCTATCCGCAGGCTTGTGCTTTTTGCCCTTGGTATCCACCCACTCTCCGATATCTGTCCAGCCGTCCGGGTAGCCTTGCAGGCGTTCACACTCTGTCGGTGTCAGCCTGCGAACGATCCATCTTGTTCTTTGCCCGGCAAGCACTGCCTGCTGGTTCCCACCGGCTGTTCCTCTGGACGGGAGTGCAGGAAACGCACCATCTTCGCCGTATACCCGCCGCGCCTGCGTGTCCCATGGATTCAGGCAGCCGGAGTATTCGATTGCCACGGCCTGCGCATCGTGCATGGTGTCCAGCGTCCCGGATTTCTCCTTGCTGGCATAGGCATGAGCCTGTCCGTTTCCGATTCCGTAGCTTGTGACCTGTCCCGGCACGGCTACGAGTGGCGTATTTCCCCCACCTGTTCCCCAACGGTCGTAGCCCGTTGGGGAACAGGTGGGGGCTTCCTTGTACCGTGCGTCCTGCTCATGGTTTTCAAAAACAACAGGCCTGTCCGCCGGGTGGTCCGTAATCATCGGAATATACCCGCCGCCCATGCCCATGCTCGCCGGAAGTGTTGGGCAAATTCCAGTTTGCGTAGCCGTTGCATGAACTTGGTTGCTCTCTAAGACTACTGGTTGAAAATTTTCTCCACTTTCAGCCGCATAAGCAACGGCATGGTGGTCAACTGTATTCAGCGTATAACTTACGTTTTCTGCTACTCCGGCCCCGTTCATTTTTGTGCTTCCAAGCCGGTCCGCAACATTTCCTTGGATGCAGTAGCAAACTCCATGCTCATGTGTGGCTTGCAATGTATATGCCGGGTCGCCGCTTTCTCCCACGCCAAGCCCTGTGCGTTCTCCAAGTGATTTATATCTGGTGGCAATCTGGGTGTTTATCGGAATCACTTCTCCCGCCATCGAATCATTTCCAGAAGGGCAGTTTCCAGCAAATCCGGTAGCTTCTTCCCGCGTCTGGACGCTCTCGTCAAAATGCCCCTGCAAGCCCTCGCGCTCAAAAAGTATTTCTCCGGCGCGTTGACCTCCAAAATCTGCGACAAGAGCGATTCTTTTGCGGCGCTGTGGGGTCCCCATGCGGAGCACACTTCCTGTACGGCCGTCATAGATGGTTTTTCCCCAGTATTGAGCGTCAAGCTGTCGCCAAGCCAAGGACCATCCATTTCCGGCAATTGCTCCGGCTTTGCTCCATCTGCCCCCCCCTCGGAGGTCTAGGAATTGAAGCGTCTGGTTGTTCCACGCGGGCAAGTTCTTCCAGCGCGGTGCGGAAGTCTTCTCCGCCGTTTGAACTGAACGCTCCGGGAACATTTTCCCAAATAACGACAACTGGATAACTTCCATGTGTCGCCCTCCTCATTTCTTTGATTATCCGAACCGCTTCCATGAACAATCCAGACCGTTCACCCGCAAGACCTGCTCTGCGGCCGGCAATGGACAAGTCCTGGCAGGGGCTTCCAAACGTGATGCAGTCCACCGGTTCTATTTCATCGCCGTGGATCTTGGTTATATCGCCCAGATGAATCATATTGACCTCACTTTTTTTGCACGGACGGTCGGCATCGAACCGGCTTTCCTGCTCACGGGGGATAGTCAGAAGCAGGATCATCCTCTATGCGTCCGCATATCAATCCCGCCCGGCAAGAGAGCACCGGACGGGGCGGCCACGGCAATGGCCTACCGCTTTTGTTCCTGGGCGGATTGAACAGGGCACTTCTGCGCTCATGCTGCGGCGCACCCGTGACCGCTGACTTTCATGCGGGGGCGGCTTTTACAGGGTGGCAGCACGGTCTTGCACCGGCTTGACCAGGGGAGTTACCTTGCTGTACAGCACCATCCTGCTATGTTAGCTTCCGGCTGGTTTCGTACCTGCCAGCTTTCATGAAAGTCCTTTGCGCAGGCGGGGTCCGGCCTCGCTTACAGCACCCCATGCCTAAAAGGGTGCCCTGCGCCATATAAAAAGCAGCCCCGCTTCTGCGGTGCAGGGCTGCTTATCTTACGCCAGAGAAGAACTATGCTTTGTATCAGCAGCATTGTTTTTCTCGTAGTGCTTGCACTCCACGTTGTAACCGCTGCAAGGCGCGCACCGGGCAGCGGTGATCTTGAACGTGTGCTTGCACTGTTCATTTTTCTTTGTGCCCTTGTGCGGGGCAGCGTTGGTATGTGTGCTTCTTGCCAAACTGTGAATCTTCCTTGCTTTATACAAATAGGTGTTCCGTCCAAGTGGGGTAGGATTGCGGCGTTTGTCCTGCGAAATCTCCCAGCGCTCTGGCGGATTGAAGTTTTTCCGCAGCTTCATCCAACTTCCGAAGCAGTGGAATTCGCTTTCCCATGTTCCGAATGTTTCATCCATCCACTTGAACATTTCTTTTACTGTTTCCGGCAGCTCAAATTTTCCATCGCATAGAGGTCCATCTGTTTTCTCAACATCCGGCATACTTGCTGGCAGTTCTATTCGCTCGCCATTCGGAAGGTCACAGTAGGCGGTGTACCCGCTCACTTTTCTACCTCCATGATGTGCGTGGCGATCATGTCAGCCATGTGCAGGCACAGGGCTTCCGGGCACCGGTCATACACTTTGCTAAGAGTGTTCCAGTCCCGCTCACCGGTATAGGCACCCATGTGCCACCGGATAGCGAGAATTTCTTTGCCCGTCAGGTGAATCCATTGCTGGATGCGGATGACGGATTCTTCGCCGTGGCCCAGCAGTTCGGCATCTTCATACCGATAGCTGCCATCCGGCTTCTTGATGTACTTTCCGGCCTTGCAAACGTCATGGAGCAGCGCAGCGGTCAGAACTGCGTTTGTATCGCACGCTGCAAACTGCGGCATTTTCTCGCACAGTTCCAGTGCAGTTCTCGCCACGTTGAGCGAGTGCAGCACAAGGCCGCCAGGAACATTCAGATGATGCTTCGCACTGGCAGGGCAGTTGTAAAAGTCCAGTTCTTCCAGTACGATCATCAGAGCCGCACCGCCGGGCCTGTCCTTGATGGCCTGCACCAGAAGCCGCTTGTACTCTTCTTTCAGGAGTGCCTTGTCCATGATCGTTCCCCCCTTTACGCCTTCTGCGCGGCATCCTGGGCAGTATCGGCAGCCACGCTCTTGTCGGTGGCTGCGGCGTTGTCTGCTTCCTTTTCTTTCCACGCCTTTTCCAGCGCAAGCGGGAGGGCGAAAGTAGCATCTACCAACCGCAGCTTTGCATCATCCCAGCTGTCCGCGGCCAGTGCGATGGCCTGCGTCATCACGCTGATTGCCATATTCTGCAGGGTAGTGGTTTTGCCGTTCAGGCGCATCTCCACATGGTCCTCGTTATTCAGCACTACTTCGATCTTTGCCTTGTAATCTTCTCCCATGTTGTTTGTCCTTTCTGTACTGCGTGAATATTCGGTCAATGGTGGTACGTTCCGGGGTTAGCACCGGACGGAAGGGAATGTACCCCCTCCTGCACTGGCCGCACCATATCAAAAGAGCGGCGTCGGACAAATGATACCGCTCCTCCTGCCCATGCGGACCGCCCTGCCGTGTTCTTTCTGCCCCCAGTAGGTAAGGCCCCGGCCTTGCGGTAGCCGGGCGGCTTCCCCTCGTAGTTCAGCCGCATGGTGGGCGGGTAGGTCTGCCCATGCCTTCCCGGTTCTGTCAGTCCCAGTCCCGGACTTCGTTGTTCCAGTCGTAAGCCTTGTTCACCAGCGTGTCCAGCAGCACCGGCACCGCCCATGCAATGGCAACAAGATCCGGGTCGTAATTGATTTTGAAGATCCAGCAAACGCCCCAGATCAGGGTTGAGAAAATGCCGTACAGCACGCCGAACACCAGCAGGCTTTCGCCCAGGTGCAACGCATCGCGGCGGAATCGCCGCCAGTTGAACGCCTTGTGGAATCCGTTGATTCCCCGGTGGAGTTTTTCAAGTATCACTTTCTCAAATCCTCCCACTTTTCATTTAGCCTTTCTCGCAGCTCTTGCGCCTGCTCTGCATTGTAGTGCGCCACCGCTTTCCAGTTTCGCATCTCGTTGTAAACGTCCATGAACTCCTTGTCAGATTCTTTCTTTGCGTAGTGGTTCACCACGCCCCACAGAATCACAAGGCTGGTCGAAACATCTGTAATGACCCGAACCACCGGGTCAGGATTTCCGATGTGATACATCCAGATTGCCAGTTCAAGCATCCGTCTCACCCTCCGGGCGGTCAGCCCAATACCTGAGCTGCTGCTTCTTGTTGTACAAGCGCTGCTGTCCCAGCGCTGCGCTGTACCCAGCGCGGCCGTTGGCGTCCATCTTGCCGGTGTCGCCGCGCTTCAGTTCTTTGTAGATGGTCGAATAGTTGAACTGCATCGCTCTTGCGATCCCCGCCACGCTCTGCCCGGCGTTGTACCGGGCTTCCAGCGTCTTGCGGTCATCTTGGGTCATGTGCTTTGCCATGTCCTGCTTTTTCCTCGCTTTCCCTAAAATGCGCAAAAAAATAACGCAAGGGAAGTCGCTAAGATTTCTCTTGCGTTTTCTCTTGCGTTTATTTTACAAATTCAGC